CTCCAAGATCTCATTTTACCAACCTTTTCTTCTATTTCAAAATGTTCTTTGAATCCTCTAAATCCAGTATATGATTTAGTATCTTTAGTTGAACCAGCAATCGAACCAGTATATTTTCCAATAACCTTTCCAGTTTTGAGGTAAGCATCAAGAATAGATTTTTGTTTAGCATTAACTTTGAGGGCGTTCATTAATGCTTCGCTTCTATTATCTATTGATCCTGAGAATTTCTTTTTACCTGCAAATATTCTAGTTTCTTTTTTAGATCCAGCTACTCTTCCTACGTATTGATCTCTTATTCTTCCTTTATGAATAAAATCATCTAGTATCTTTTGCTGAATACCATTTAACTTAAGTGATTGACATAGTGTTTCGAAATTACGTGTATAATTTTCACTAATTATTTTACCATAAAGTTGAACAGATTCTTTTTGTACACTTTCGAAGTTAGCATAGTCTAATGCTTTCTTTACTTCAGGATGTTTCGATAAACCTCTTTTAAGTTTTTCTATTTCCTTAATTGCGTAGTTCATAGCTCCGCCGTGATCTAAAGCAATCTCAACAGCTTTTTTAACTGCTTTTGCTTTAGGATTTTTTCTAAAATATGTACTGATCTCTTGCCCTGTGAGCTTTGATCCGGACATATTCCCCTTTTCGTTTTTCATATTGCCCTCGCTTATTAGCTTTTTTTCCATCTTTGTTTATTTTCTTCTTTAAATTTTTTCTTATTATTAAGAATAAACTTATTGAAATCTAAAATCTCTTTTTGTCCTGGAGTATCCTTTTGATAAGTTTTAACTGATTTATCAGTACCCCATTCTCCAGCCATTGTTTCCAATGTCTCGAATAATTCTATATCTTCGAGCCAACATCTTTTTTTGGTTTCATTTCCAAAATCAACCATAACATAGTTAGCTCCAAGAACTGTAATCTTTCCAACCTCTTGGCTTTCTTTAACTATAACATCATCACCAGTTTTAAATAGTTTTCCTTTTATATAATCTTCTCTTCTATCGGAAACCTTTTCTAATTGTACATGCTTTCTATAATCTTTCGATTCTTTTAAACCCATTCCTGCTCTAACTGCATTGAATAGATTTTCAACTTCTTTAAATCCTTTTGGCATACCTTTAGCAAAAAGTTTTAAATCATTATCACTAGCTGCTGCTCTTAGTTTAGAAGCTGACATACCCTCAACACCTTCTGCGTCTGGGTCACGCGCTCCCGCGCTTACAACTTTAACACCATTTTTAAATTGATAAAAACCATGTCTTCCTTTTGTACCATTATATTTGTTAAAGAGTTTATCAAATTCTATAACTCTATCTTCACCAGCTACAAATGTAACTTGAGTATATCCTTGATCATATAAAGCAACAATAACATCAAATGCTGTTCTCATTCCTGTATCTTTCATAATGTTCCTAGCATGTTTAGGAAACATCTTTCTCATAAACTTAACTTTAAGTTTAAAATCTAGCGGATTCTTTTTAGCATCTTGAGATTGGCTTGGATATATTCTATATGTCCCACCTCTTGATAACTTCTTTACCGCATTCATTAATTTTTCATGTCCACTTGTTGGTGGATTAAATCTACCGAATGCAAATGTTATTTCATTTGTATCTTCTTTTAAATAATCTGAGAATGATTTAACTTGATGTGTCATTTCGCCTCGCTTTCATTTTTTCTCTATCTGCTTTTTTTACTGCGGGTAAAAGCTTTTTAGCTATCTTCATTATAGCACCCTGTTTTTTAGCCATCTTAATTTCTAAAGCTTGTCTTTCAGCATATGATAATTGCTTCTTATCTTTATTCTTAAGAAGTTTTTTAATTAGGACGTTTCGGGCTTGCTTTGTAGCTCTTGCTTTAAGCTTTTCTGGGGAGGCGAGTTTCTTCGCAGCTTTTTTTCTTCCTAAAGCTATCTTAGCTTTATTTTTTCGGAATGCTGCTTTCATTTTCATTCGGGTAGCCATTGTCATGGCTTCGTCGAATTCTATGTACTCTTTAAATGATTGCATTTATCCTTGGTCCCATCTAGCCTGGATTATCCCAGCCTTTTATTATATCGGCAGAAAAGTTATTTGTAGAAAATTCTAATCTATCAACTAACTTAACCGCTCCACCTTCCATACGATCTATAGCAACAAAACCTTCTGGGTTGGTTACTTTAAATCCGGACTTAGTTTTTAAAAACGTTCCAATATTACTTAGACCGTTTAGTTTATTTATAATAATTAATTTCGCATCCACGATGTAATTCTGTAAATTAAAGACATTTTCAAGATTTTTTTTGTTTTTCGTTGAGAAAAATGTCATAATTCTTTCTTTTTTTGCATCAACACCAGCTTTACCTTTATCAGAACTTAATTTTTCTTTTTGTTTATAGTATCTGAGGTTAACCCAATCGATTAATTCTTTAACATGTTTTTTTGGATTAGTAATTCTTTCTGCTGCTCTTACCTTTGTATTATTAAAAGTATTGATTAATAAGTTTAATTCTGAATCTTCTTCTATTTCTTTTAGGGTAGATGAAGCAATCTTTTTGAATGTTTTACCTGCATTAGATAATGCTGTTGTAACTGCTTTCGTATCATCTGCATCTAATACCGCACCTTCTTGTTGTGGTAATGTTGCATCTACTTGCCAAACTTTAGAAGAACTTTTTAACTTAGAAGAAATCTCTACACCAAATTCCGCATTCATTGTTTCAAATGATGATCCTTTATATTTGGTATGCCAAACAATACCTATCTTTGCTTTCTTTATTTTCTTTTCTAAAGGCGTTCCTACAGGTATTGCATACATTATAGTATTAGGATGAAATGTAGTATATTTAACTCCATTTATTTTTTCAGAACCTAAATCTTTTTTATCGAACATAAAATCGCCTTGGATAACACCATCGATGCCCAAGTCTTTTAAATGGTCATAAGCCAATTTAAGTTTTTTAGCTAAATCCCCAGAGGTATCAGCATCTATATCATCATGCGATTTATATACCTTGGAATTTTTTGCAAATATACCTTTCTTAGCAACGAAGAATTCTCCATCACTAGGATCTATACCTGCGAATACGGCGGGAGCACCGTCCCATTTAACTGTGATATCAGCAGCAGTGGGTGTGTTCCCAGCAAGCATGTCTCTTAGTGATCTGAGCGCTAAAATCGCTTGTCTGGCTCCCTTGACTCCTCCATCAAGAACTAAATCCTCTATATGGGTCATATGAGTATTCTTTGCTTCTTGTAGGGGTTGTTTAAATGTTTTAAATGATTCCATTATTTTCCTACTTTAATATATGTACTAGAATCTAATAAATCAGATCCAGCGTAGTTAACGAAATTAGTTATCATTGCATTAGCTTTAGTTCCAGTATTCTTAGATAAGTAATAAGCAACGTATAAAGCACCAAGTTTAGCTGAGATCCACGTCCAATCTTTCTTAGCTAATTCTTCTTTGAATTCCTTTTCAGGTACACTTGGGTAGAAATGATTAAATAAACCAAACATTAATTTAGTAGCTCTAGCATTACCTTTTGCTATTTTTTTAGCGGTTGGTTTAATTCCTTTTGCGTGTTCTGGTGGAGCTCTTCTAGCTTCTCTCTTTATAAATTCTATCATAATACCCCAAGATAATCCACCACCACGGGCTTTCTTACCTTTTATTTCAGCTTTGTTTGTTCCACCTGGAGAGTTATCTTTAAAGGTCATTGAACCTGTATCATAAACTATTTCCATTCCTTTTGCTGACCAGAAGTCACCACGTCCGGATTCTAATTTAATTTCTTTAAGTTTATGTACTGGGGATTCAGGTGGTTGTTTAAGATTATATGTTGAATTAGGAGGTGGGGATTTTGATTCAGGACCTTTCAATGATATAGCAACTAATTTTCTATCAACAAATAAATTCATTATTGATCTATTAAATGCACCTACTGAGGAAGTATCTAATTCTGATTTAAGATCTAATCCATCTTCTATTGCCCATACATCTCCTGGATTCCACTTATCATCTTTTAATGGTTTAAATCCATTGTTTCTATATGCTTCATTTTTAAGAGCATATACTAAGGTCATACCAGGACCACCACGATCAAAAATTTGATCTTTATTAATATATCCTTTTTCTGCTAAGAATTTAGATATAATATAAGATGATAACCACCAATTCTCTGGGGTTTCTAATATCTTATCTGTATTTGCAGATATATTAGCTGATCCATTATCTTTATAAGCTTGAGCTATACGCTCATCATTAAAATGATCTAAATCATTATTATATCCATCATCAACTACCGCGCGCATCATACACGCGTTATGTGATTCATTTCTTTCTGTATCTTTGGTACCAGAACCAGCACCACCAACGCCTCCTCCAAATACTTTGGATTTAGCTAGATCATTTGATTTATATTCGGTTCCATCTGTTGCTATAAGAGGGAAACCAACCTTTCCGAAATGGTCAGGATTCTTTTTAAATAATGCGCAATTAACTAATGCTGATTCTATTTCTCCAACCGTGAAAGATCCACCTTTTGCAAGTTCTAAAGGAGTTTTATCCTTTATTAATCTTGTAAGGATGTCAATTCGATCTTCTTTTGTTCTAGAGTTTTGCTTTTCTAACTCAGACGGAGTTAGTTTTACTGCTTCTACTAGCGGTTGTTTTATATATGAACTAAAACGCATTAAACATATTTCCCATTAAAAATAAAAAGTTATACGTCTATTTATACAAATTAATTCTTTGGTTTCTGATGTTCTTCCCAAAAGGGATTAGGTCGAACATGTCCCCTATTGTCGTAGGATATAACTTTTAGTTCTCGTAATTTATTAATCATACCTTCAGCTCCAGCACGCATACCTACTCGATACATATGCCAGCCAAATGCACCACCAAATATTATTAAGATGATTGTATGCCAGGTTTCCATATGGTATATTTCAACTCCCATTTCCCTGTAGCCCATTGTCTAGTATAAAAATCTATTTCAGAACCAGGCTCTTCTTTTTTCAATTGATCAGATATCTCCCTCATTCTGTGAGGGAGTATCTTATCATCATCAAAGGTTTCAACTGAATGGTATCTTATCATTAGTGGTCGACCCATTAAAAATCACCTTCAGCTACTTGAAGAACTCTTAATCCAATTCTTCTCCACATATCAACAACTCTGTTTCTATCGTCAAGAACAATTTCAACATTATATTGTTCTTCAATATATGCTCTATATATCTCTTCTTTAACAATATCATCAGCTCTAAAATCTTTGAACCTTCTCATGAATAATTCATCAAAAGGAACATCATGATCTATTAACCATTGAATAGTATCTTGTCTGCAATGATCCATTCTACCTGAAACAAAGATTATATGATAACCTTTATCTTCATACATTTTTACAAGATCAATTATAGGCTGTATAGGAAGATCTGTTCCAACCTGAGAATAATCGTGATGTTCTCTAGTTTGATTTCCATCAGCATCATAATGAGTTGCAACAGTACCATCAATATCTACAATTATTGCTTTTCTATCCATTACTAAAATATCCTTTCTGCTAAATTTTTAATTAAGAATAGTAAACCTGCACCATTTAGCATTATAAGTGCTCTATCTTTCCATAAGATAGAAACGGTTAACCATCCTGTTACCCCGATTAAGGATAATATTAAATCCGTTTGTTGTAATCCTTCAATACCTCTAATAGACATTGCTCCTAAAACAAACGAGCTTGCTATCCATTTAATATACCAATCAACGGTATATTTTGGTGTTGCGGATTTAAATATCCTTTTTGAATTTTCTAATTCTTTTTTATCAAATTCCATATTAATTTCCTTATCCGTGAGGACCTGGTCTTTCCATCATTTCTTCAAATATTTTATTAACAGCGAAGCATTCTCTTTGATCTTTACCACTCATTGAGTTAAAAGGATCATAAGACCAACCTTTCATTTTTTCCATTTGCTCATCAAAGCTCATAGAATCAAATATTTGAATAGCTTCATCTGCTATCATATCATTTACTGGGTGACTCATTATACTAAACCTCCATCTCTTTTTCCACCTGCACAATATCCAGATAAGTATCCTGGACCATACTGTCTCATACCTTTAACGATATAAGGTGCAGATAATAAATTACCTCTTGCTTTATTAAGAGCTGGAGCTGCCCAACTCTTTGCTAAAAGTATATCACCAACTTCGAAATCAGAATGTTTTAAGTTAATAAAACCCCATACTGATCTACCAGAACCATCATTATCTTGTCTAATGATTTTGATAAATTTTTGTCCTTTTTTAGCGTTAACTGAAAGTTTACCCGCTAAGCTTGGGAAATCTTCATCATGTGCTTTTACAATATTTTCACATAGAAGATCAATTTTTTCGTTTAGTTTTTCTAGTTGTTGCATAATTCTCCTTACTTTTTTATTTTATATAGGTCTATTATACCACAAAAAAGGGGGTTTGTAAACCCCCCTTTCGTCACTTTTTCGTGAACTTTAGAAATTATAAGTAAATCCTAAAGCAGCTGAATCCATGAATTTACCATGTCTAGCTTCTTCCAAAACCATAAGGTTTATTCCAAAGTTATCATTCAGCTGTTTTGAAAGTGTGAATCCGATAACATCATCACCATCTTTCCATTTGCCGTAGTTTAAGTGTAAATCAACAACGGATATAAATGGTACTTTAACCTTCGTATCTAAATACGAAAGATCAGAATTCTCATGATCAACATAATACCATAATTCAACCATATCTGCATAGCTACCACCTACGAATAGTTCAGTAACTTTTTCAATACCGCCGTTATAATTATATTGTAAGAATCCTCCTCCTACTAACAATTTATCTGTAAGCTTCATATCGTAGCCTCCATAAAAATCGTATTCGTAAGAATTGTCCATTCCTAAATCAGTATGACTTGCCCAAGTACCTAAATACCAACCTTCATGTTCAACCGCTAAGTCGATATGAAGTGCTGGATTATTAGCATTTTGGGATACACCTCTCCAGATATAATCTGAAGACCATCCAAGCGAACCTGAAAAGTCTGCAGCATTAACTGAAGTAGATAATCCTGCCATCAATAAGATGGTTGCTAGAAACTGTTTCATGCTTACGCCTCCGCCTTAACTAGGGTAAAGATACCCCAGAGTACAGCGACCCAAGCTAACAATTTAGCTAGTCCACCAAATAAAATAACTGATCCGCCAACTGCTATTAACATAGCGCCGTCGAGACTAGTTCTTTCACTGACTCTTTCCATTATCCAATCTTTTGCTTTTACTAACATATATTTTCCTCGTTATATTTTAAATTCAGAGTAAGGATCTTTTACTTCGCCTTCCCCGAATTTATTTATTGGTTTATCAGGACCAAGATCTGATATAATATCAGTTTGGGCTGACTCCTCTACATCGTATAACTTCATGCGGGAACGATCTATACCAACTACAAAACGCTTGTATTTAGTTGGATCGTTATAACGATTTTTCAATTGTTTTACTAGTATCTGACCTAAATCCTCAAGTTCCTCTGTACTAATCAAAGCGAACATGAGGTCGGCCGTCGCTGGCAAACCAAATGATTCCGAAGTGTCCTCTAATCCTACATCAGTATTACTATAACCAGATCTAGTCGTTTGCGTTGCACTCACGATTGGGACATTAAACTCAACTGCTAAACCTCTTAACTCTTCCGCAATAGATTTAACATATGAGTAAGTATTTATACTTCCACCGAGCCCACGGACGCGACTAGAAGCACAAATATTCAGATAATCAATATAAATGATATCTGGCATGAAATTCTTTTTCAATTTGAGCTCATTTAATAAAGCTCTAAAATGACCTGTATGCGCTGCTCCTGTTGGATATTCTTTCACTATAAGTTTACCTATAGAAGCTTTCGCAATGTTTTGTATCTTAGAATCGAATACATTTTTAGGTAATGTATTTAATTGTTGGATTGGGTAATCCATAAGGTTTGCATCGATTCTTTCTGCAATCCTTTCTTCTGCCATTTCCATAGTAATATAAAGAACGTTTTTACCTATCTCTAAATTAGCTGCTGCACAATGGCACATGAAAAGTGATTTACCTACACCGGTACCTGCCATGGCGATGTTCAAGGTTTTATTCGGTAAACCACCTTTCGTTATTTTATTAAAGTAATCTAAATCCCACGGGATTCTTGTTTCGGTTGTGTTATAGAAATCGAATCTGTCCGAAGAGTTATCGATATAATCGTGACCAATATTTGGATCAAAATTAACACCCAAAGCATTCGATAGTATTTCTGGAATTGCTCCTTCACCTTTATCTTTTCCTTTTCCATCAATGATCTGAATCGATTCCATTATGGCATTATAGATTGCTCTATCTCTACACCACTTTTCCGATTCATCAACTAAGTAATCTATCTCTATATCAGATTTAACTTTTATTTCATCTATAAGATTATTAGATTGAGTTAATACATCATCACTAGCACTAACTTTCTTAAGTTCTAATTCTAATATTTTACCTGAAGGAATCTTATTATGTTTAGCTACAAAACTAACAATAAGGTCAAACACAACTTTATGTGTTCCTTCGAAATAATCTTTCTTAAGAAAAGGTATTACTCTTCTGCAGTAATCCTCATCATTAATCAGATGATTCAGTATGTGTGTCTGTATTTGATTCGTTATGTCCAATTCCAATTATTCCTACATTATTTTCTTCTGCATAATCTAAAGAGTCTTCCATTATGTGCTGAAGTACTCCGCCTATATAGTTTCGAAAGTCTATATCATTAATAAGATCTTCTTCTTCGAAACTTGCCGAATCTGTGATGTTATAGGTAAATGCTAGTGTTGCTATATCCAGTTCTGGTGATTCTTTTATTTTTACCTCACCATATATGTATATGACATCTTTCCACTTACCTGTAGTTAGTTTAACACCATAGAATTCTACATCGTTTGATTCTACCAATTGATAGTCTTCGATTGTAATTTCCATTATTCTTCCTCTATATCTAGTTCGACATCTAGAAGGGGGACTTGTCCAATTTGGTAGTGACCTTTAATGAATTCACTGAAGTCTGTCTCTTCAAAAATTGGTGACCAAAACTCCTCGTTGAGAGTGTCCTTTTCACGGCACTTAGGATCGATGAGTTCTCCAGTTTCTCTATTAACACGGCAATACCAACCAACGTTAGGCTTAGCGACATAGCCGCCAGCAAGAGCAACGTCCAGAAGACCAGAGTAACGCTCAATACCACCATTCCAAGAAACTCCAATAGGAACCTTAGACTTTTCTCGAACAAATCTCGATTTTTCAACATTGATAACAAAATTATATCCTGTAACTTCTGTTCCCTTCTTCTGTTGTTGTCTTCCAATAATCCATATATTATCAGCTGAGTAGTAGATACCAGTACCTCCACTCACAATAGCTTTTGGAAACAGTCCCATCTCTTGATAGGTATGATTAACAGCTAAAAGAGGAATATCTTTCATAGTTAAATATGGTGTGACCATTCTAAATAATCCTTTTAGCGCCTTGGCTCTTGACATATCAGCTACCGATTTTTCATTTAAAGCATCTTCCAATTCTTTTTTGGATGCTAAATTACCGATAGAATCTATTATAACAATTACCTTTTCTTTCCTTTCTAATGCTTCTAGTTGATTAACTAGATCAAACTTAAGTTGTTCAACATCAGTGATAGGAGTATGTAATACTCTATTAGTATCAATTCCAAATGATTCAAAATAACTTTGGGGTGAACCAAATTCTGAATCGTAGAATAATAATACAGCATCATCATACTTTTTTAAATAATCAGCTGCGATTAATAACGCAAATGATGTTTTAAAATGTTTTGAAGGACCAGCTAACACAGTTAACCCTGCAGATAATCCGCCATCTTTATCACCAGATAAAGCAACGTTTATCATAGGCACTGAGGTTGTTATTTGATCCACATCTTTAAAGAATAAAGAATCAGCTAAAACATCTGTTGTTTTAATCTTTGAATTCTTTTTAAGTTTATCCATTACACCCATATCAGTACCTCCTTTCAGGTCTTAATGCCATTGAAGCTTCTTTCTTTTTCCAGCGAGCTCTTCCTTCTGCTTTTTTCCTAATCCTTTTTTGACAAGGTTTTTCAAAGTATTCTCTTCTTCGAACTTCTTGTACAATTCCAGCTTTTTCACATTGCTTTTTAAACTTACGTAATGCAACATCAAAGGGCATAGGTCTAGCTGGACGTTTATCCCGGGGATGCCTCTTTCGAGGTCTTAGATCAACACTAGGCAACGAACTCCTCCCCTGGGTTCCAACTACATCCGGTTAGCCCACCAGCTTTGAGTGCTCTTAAAGTTCTTAAAACTTCATTAGCATTTCTACCTGTATCTAAGGCATTAGCTTGAGCATATTTTACTACATTATCTTCATCTAAGATAAATGTTGCTCTTAATGCTACACCTTCATCGTGCTCTACAATTCCACAATCGTTTGTTAAATTTAAACCACAATCTGCACCTAACTCATGATTAATATCACTAATCATTGAATTGGTTTCTTTCCAAGCAACTTTACAGAATTCATTATCTCCTGAGATACCAATAACTCTGGCTTCTTCAGCTGGAATTCCATCGAATTCAGCTATCTCAGTAGGACAAATGAATGTAAAATCTTTTGGGTAAAAGTATATTACTGTCCAAGATCCTTCAAGATCTTCTTCAGTTATACTTGTCATTTCGTTTCCATAGGGTTTAACTACATTCATAGCAAACTCTGGAAACTGTTCATTTACACCTAACATATATATCCTCCGTTAGATTGGTTAATAATAGGGTCTATTATACCACACTTTTGGACAAAAGTAAACCCCCTAAATGGAATCATATTCGACTCCAGCTTCATTAAACATACCTTGAGATAGTTTGATAGATTCCATCCATCTCTCAGGTACCTTAGTGAAATGATCAAATGGTATAACTACTCTTTTTATACCAACTTGAATAATGGCTTTTGCACACTCATGACATACGGGAAGTCCGTATACGTACATCGTGCTACCATCTAAATTAGCTCCATTATATGAAGCATTGTATATGCAATTCATTTCAGCATGAACTACATATTTGTATTTTGTTTCTCTTACATTTAATCTTAATTCTGTTTCTTCTACCTTTCTAGGAAATCCATTATACCCTTGGGCTAATACTTGACCTTTATCTCCTATCGCGACCGCGCCTATCTGCGCGCTCGGGTCTTTCGACCATGTAGAAAAGAACTTGGCTAAATCTAAATATCTGTGATCGTATTTCGTATTAGAACCCATTTAAATCTCTCCAAATTGTCATATTGATTTGTCTTTGTTTCATAGGATCCTTCCTTATTTGGTCTGTTTTGAGTGCATGCTTTTCTCTATCAAGAATTTCGTCTGGTACTAGATCAGCAAATATTTTCTTTAATACTTTCTTTTCACCATTCCTTTCTGCATATGGTGTATTTAATGCGTGGCAAATAACTGATGGAGCTAAGAATGGTGCACGTAATTCTACTGTTTGTTCCATCATAGTTCTATCTAATTTAGGTAAATGATAATAAGGTAATTCTAAGAATACATCACTTAATTGGCTATCATAATCTTTTGCTCTACTATACCCACCAAATAATTCATCAGCACCATCACCAGTTAAAACATTTCTAAAATTTAAATTATCTAATTCTCTAGCCATAGCTATTTGGGGTTTAACTGATCCTAAATCTACAGGACTTTGATGTATTTCTACTGCTTCATAATCACCAACATTATTTAAATTAACTTCAACTAACTTATCATCACCTGCAACTAAAGCTGCATAATTATGTTCATGATTGTTTACATGTATTGGGGTTATATGTAATCCTTGTTCTTTTATTAATCCATATATGATAGATGAATCTAATCCACCACTTAATAAGATACTAGCATCTCTAAATCCACCTAATCTTAGATTAACTGCCTGACTTAAATCATCTCTGAGATTCATTAAAGGAACTTTATTCCAATCCCAATAACATACTTCTTTACCTTTATAAAGAAAATGTCCTGCTTTTAATTGCCTGATTTCATTCCAAGGTGTTCCACCTGTTGGATCATAACCCCATTTCATTACATTTGAAAGATGTAAATAGTTTGGTGTAACTTCTCCATATGAAAGTAATACCCTTGGTTCTGATGCTGCTGCAAATTGATCTGCTCTATAATAAACAGGTTTAATTCCTAAGAAATCTGTAAATATAATAGGTTGATCTTCAATAAAGGTAATAAAAGACCAGAAACCATCAAAATAATGCCAGATATCATGTACGTGTGGTATATTTAAACTACCATTTTCAGCTAGGTTTTCTTTAAATACCCGATGTAACATATAAGCATCATTTTCAAAATCACCGAACTCTCTCCAATTAAATATTTCTCCAACGAACATTGAAGGAGATTCCCACGGATGATCTTGTATAGGTTGAATAGAAATCTTAGGATCTGGATCAACCATTGGTAAAGATGTATGAGCCATATCATAACCTTTCCAATGTTGATACCCTACATATTCAGGTAATCCTCTGTAGGACATTTGTCCTATTTTTTGTAAAGAGTTTTCTTTAGTTGTTTTTTCGTGTATTATAAATCCGCACATTATCCGTTTACTATTTGATTTAAAGAATATTTGTCTACTTCGAAGCAATGTAAAGAACTAGCACTAAAGTGTATAGTACCAGGTACTGCATCTAATCCTGTTTGTTCTATTAACCATAAACATAATCTATTAGCAAAATATAAATCATTATGTAAATGACGCATAACATCGCACGAGCGCATGTGGTACGCGCAATGTAATTTATTATCTCGTAACATAAAGTGCCACCCGAACGTGCACGGGACGCGTTCGCCCGCGAGAGCGGCCGTACCATCTTCTGGAAACCATATTGGTATATAACATTGTCTTGTTGTAGGTTCTTTTTTAAGTAATTCTACTGCAGTATTTAGATTAGCAATATTAAATCTAACACCCATTTGTTCTGTATCTTGCCACATTCTTTCTGGATAAGAATGAGAAAATGCTTCATCCATTAAATATTTATCTGTATCTTTTAACCAGTGTACATGACTTGGCGGTGGGTTACAAGGTATACCACCAACTCTTTCTTCGAAGTGTTCATCTGCCCATGGTTGAACAGCTCCTAATAAATCATTTGCTTCTTCAGCTGTATCTGACATTGGACAAACCATATCAGCATGTAGTATTTCTAAGAAAGCAGGATGATCAGTACCACCTTGCCATCTTTCTGTTTCAATAATATATCCTTCGTTAAGTAATTTCTCACGAAGTCGATATAACCCTTCTTTAAGATCTTTCGCTTTCAATATCTTTAATCCTGTTGAATATATCTCGACTAGGATCTTGTCCATCAATATCATAATCAAGATAAGCAGCAAAGAAAGCTGCATAGTTAATTAGATCTACTGCTGAATCGTGAAGTGATTCAAAGTTCTCTACATAGTTTTCATCATCTCGCATAGCATCTAAAACAGAATGCATACGATTAACTTTACCGGTCATTATATCTAAAATGGTTTGAGCACCGTTTGGATAATAATCTGCTTGGCGAATCCTAGATTTAGGATTTTGGTAATCATTGCCTTTACTGACAATTAAGTCAGCAGCATTTTTTAATATATTTAATGGTTTCATAATATTTTCCTTTAGGTCTATTATACCACATAATTGACCATTTGTAAACCCTATATTTTTTCTAGTACAGTTCCAGTTTGGTATAGGGGTAAGTTCACTTCGGGGTATCTTTTTGGATATGTATTCATAAACAATGTTTGTGGTAAATGTCTATGAACAAATGTTCCATAAGGTTTTACTGGAAGATTTTCCATGAGCATATCAGCTACCATTTTATGTAAAAGATATGGTTCTTTGTTTTGAGTTGGATCTTTGATAAGAGTAATAAATTTTCCACCGGGCTTTAGTTTATTTATAGCAGCTGAATAGATTGCTAAGATCGTATCCCAGTATACTTGACCTTTTAATACTCCAACGTTTTTATCCTTTTGATATTGAATTGTTGCTCCTCTTCCTGCAGAGGTATATCCTCTTTCTGGTGCATCTGATTGACCTCCTCCAAGAACTGGATAAGGTGTTCCATTGATAATCATATCAAACATTTGATCACCAACATGATCATCTAGATCCCTAGCATCACCTTCTATTATTGTTCCCTTACCTAAAGGAACTACACTTCCAACTTCATTAGCACGATCATATTGTGTTTGTATTGTTCTTCTTGTAATCTCTGAGAATTCTAATTCTATTCCTATAGCATTTCTGTTGTGGTTAATAGATTCTACAACCGCTGTTCCTGTACCAACTGTTGGATCTAAAACCCAATCTCCGTAATCAGTAAAGTTTTGAACTGCCCATCTATAACCTTGCCAGTGACCTGGACAAATGTGTTTATCGAATCCACCTTCTGGTTTTACATCTGGATAATAGTATTGAGATCTCATACTTTGGGTATAGTATTGATCTGTAAGTGTATGGAATAATTCTCCTAACCATTCACCTATAATAACATCTTTACCATGATAATCTTCAGGTATCTCATCTCTTGAATAAATCATTGCAGTTCGCACATCTGATGTGCTAAACTTTTTTAATGTGTTGAATTTCCCCATTTCACTTCCTCATACAATCTAGTATCATTATTATGTTTCCAATAAGAATCAAACGTATAAACCCCATCAGTTCTTTTAAACATAAGAACATGTTGGTATTTTGTTTTACGTGATTCCAGTCTTAAAATTTGGTTATATCGGGTTGCAATTGAATGCCCATTATAAGTTTTGATTTCAACTTCTATACCTTCTGGTGTAATTATATCATGAAATCTTTTTGGATTATCTGTATAGTTATATTCTTGTATAAGATAAGCTTCAGCTACTAATCCATTTTTGGCATCTGATTTAATATCTTCATACGTTCTATATTTGCCAGTTAAAGAATTCCGGCTTACATTACCTTCTATAACTCCTGAAGCTATTCGAGAGGATTCTTCTTCAATCCACTGTAAACTTTCTTGGGTTAATATTTTGTCGTCGAAGGTTTCTTTTGTAGTTATTCCAAATTTTTCAATCATAATATAGTGTATTATACCACAGTTTACTCTGGTTGTAAACCCCTTTGTGCTAATCTTTGTCTATTAGCCATATGACCTTCCTGAATATCTTCTTTTGATTGACCGAAGTATGCTACCGCATGATTCAATTCAACCATTCTTTCATTAAGGTTATATTCACCATTTTCATCTTCACAATAAAAAGTTCCTAATATTCTTCCGAACTTTCCTTTATCGATTGCTGTTGTCATTTTATATTTTTCTCCAACAATCAATCTATCTTTTACAAATTGAGCAGCTAGTTTACCATACCATTTTTCTGTAAGATCTCTTGTTCTAGATTCTTCAGTATCAATCCCAAAGAACCTTACTGTTTGATTCTTATAAGACATACCAAATCCTAGATCTACATCTACCTTAGCTGTATCCCCATCTACTACTTTTGTTATTGTTGCCATATACTCGTACATGTTTTACCCCTTAGCTCTCATCTTTTCGGCAAACTCTTGATTGTCGAAAGAGAGTAATAATTGTAATTGTTTAACAGGAAGCCTTAGCTCTTTATTCTTTTCTTGAATAGATATATTTGTAATTTCCCACATTCCAATAGTATTAGCATTGGTATATTCACATATAACACTTCTTTCAGCTTCCTTAAATGCTTTAAGATCATCTTTAGATAATACGAAATTAGTTCCAGATCTTTTCATAGTTCTAATTTCTACAGATCTTCCATTAGGATCTTTTCCATCACATGCTTGTAATTTATTATTCCTAGTTGGATGATGTTCTTCTAGAGGATTATAATTAAGCTCTACACTTAAATATTCTTGAGCTAACCACTCACCTAGGAATTGAAGTTCCTCATATGGGGTAGTTTCTTTTCTAATTTTAATTGTTTTAGTAACTTCAGATTGTGGTACAGCTGATTCAGAAACTTTAGTTTCTTTAGCTACCTTTCTAATTGTTTTATTTTTACTCTTTCTTGGCATAATTTATTCCTCTAATTCTATTTATAAAAGATATGTGCTTCAATTTGAACTAATCTTTCTAGATGATCAGCCCAATATGGATAGATATAATCTGCGTGGTAATATAATGCACCATCTGTTATATCAATAACATTTTCTTGTAATATTAAATCGGCTATTCTAATTGATTCTAGCCATGTAATTGAATCTTTAGGTTCATCTGATTTACCATCACAGAACCAACTAAATTGGCATTGTCCTCTTACTGGTATCTTTGTACCTCTCCAAGATTCTTTCCATTCTTTTGTTTGATATACTACATCACATATTTCATTTGGGAATTGTAAATCATCTACACGATTCATTGTAACATTTGCTACTGCTACTTTACCTGAGAATGGTTGATTACCAGCTTCAAAATAAATATTTTGTGCTAAGCAATATCTTCCTCCGTCCTCATCATATCCCCATGCTTTATTTGCTACTAATATTAGTGCAATAAAAACTAATGTTCCACATATTATATCAAACCATTTTCTATTCTTATTCAAAATTTCTCCTTGTACTTTTTAACACCTATAGCAAACCCTTCTTCATCTAATTCATAGAATTGTTTTGCTACTGCATAAGGATCAGATCCTTTTCCTACATATTCAAAATTCTTTTGAACTGTTGAAGGATTTACGTGATCCAAATATCTTTCTACGCATGAATCTATTTCTTCTGCATATGCTTCTACTTCTGCGTATGTTCCATATACACATTGTCTGTTTTGTAATAATGCTAATTCAATATTCATAAGTTTTGGTGGAGCTGATAGGAATCGAACCTACGACCTACTGGATGCAAACCAGTCGCTCTCCCTACTGAGCTACAGCCCCTCATTTCTTTTTTTCCCAAAATAATGGTATATGTCTTTTCTCACGTTGTTCTCGCATAACATGAAGCTGCATATATACCACAAACCCTGCTAAAATAGTTAGAATGATAGCAAATATTGTATTAAAATCCATTAATCTTTAATCCCAAAATCTCTTTTAACATCTTCAATATCTTCAGTTACTAAGAGATAAAATCCCCAAAATAACATACCCATATAAAATAATAATTCCATTAAATGTTTTTCCTAAATACGAACTCAATAGCTCGTTCTGCTTCTTTGCTAATTGGTCTTTTAACATACCAATTCCCTGTTTCTGAATCTAAATCTCTAATTATAAATTCTATTTCTTTTGCTGTAATTGGATAACCTTTAGTTATAGCATTACCAGCTATTGATACCATCAATTGATACATTGCATAATACCAACCTTCATTTAAACCTTTATATTGTTGGATTTTCTTTTGATTAACGAACGGACAATCTTTATATCCTGTCCATGATATATCTGTATTTGTTAATTGACCTTTACGATGTTCCATTAATCCTTTTTTAATGGCATCTGGAAGTCTATCGTAAAAGTTTTCAGATGGTACGATGTATTTGTGCTTTGCCATAATTTCATCTGGGTCCATAATTTCTCCATCGTGGGAGAATATGAAGTTGAATGAGTTTTTGTATTTTGAGGGAACGTAATACATACGTGAGAGGTCTTTTGTTTGGGCATCTGCTATATCTCCTATCTCTTTATTTAATGCGTACCAAAAATGCTTGATATCAGTTTTATCAATAAATTTATTAAGAGGAAAGACAAGCCTAAACTTAGGGCTGTTAACGCTACTGCTTGCAGTGCTATAACAAACATACTTATAAGTTTCATATTTCTTTTCTATCTCCTTTATATCACCACTGAAATCATCAACGTCCACAATACCAAAACCACCCCAAGCAAGAACATTCTCGTTCGCCCGAGTCGTGTCAGGTTTATATATAGCCGGACTAATAAGCGGTGCATCAGCTTTCTTTTCATATTTATTTCCTTCAGCTAATCTATAGAGAACCGATTCGAATTGCTCGAATGATTCATAGTCCATACGTTTTACAGTTTTGTTATCGTATATACTATCGAATATTGTTAGTGAGATCCCCATGGTTACCTTTATGTGAAGGAGGTTGCCAACCCTCTGGTTTGGCTAAGTCTGGAAGTCCTAAAGGATTAGGTCTTTCTTTCTTAATTCCTATTTCTTTTGACATATTAGCTTTATGAACTTCGTCCCAAGCTTTATCGGCATCAACACCGAATGCCAAAAGTGTTCCAATAGCTACTACGCATAAATCAATTAGTCCATCAACTATTTCTTCTCCATCCATATTAACTAAGGCTGCTTCTGTTTCTTCTAGTTCTTCTCTTATAAAATCAATTCTAAAATCTAGGAAGGTTTTAAGGTGTTCTTTATTTTTAGGATCTTCTACCCATTTACGAACGCCGAATTTATCCTGCATATCTTCTATATCTTTTACCCAACTCATCCTGTAATAATTCCTTTTGGTGGTGTTTGTATTCCAGATCTAGCTTGTCTAAACTGATCTATTAAATCTTCTATTGGATCAACAATAAACATAACATCTTGTTTTCTAATTGATATTCCATCTTTAGCTTCAGTATAAGGTAAGAAAGGCATAAAACCTATTCTACCTTCACCAGCTGGTATCATAACAATAGCATCTTTGATTAGATAACTATCTTCAGATGTATTAGCTATTTCAGCTATAATTTCTTCACCTGATGTTAATCTTAATAATTTTATTTTCATATTTTTTCCTCAATGGGTATATTATACCACAGTTTTAATTAAATGTAAACCCCCTTTATCCAAAGAAATCCTCTAACGTAGAAACCTTCTCAGGATGCCAACCTACTGCATTAAGGATAGGGGATATAGCATCGATGAAAGTTTTTTGGAATTGCATCTCATAATCAACATAATCATGTAATCCGAATTCCTCCGGCAAATAGTCTGGAAATGCAATAACATTTTCTTTGATTGGATTTGGGGTTGTAAGATATGTAAATTTGATCTTATCGCCATTTCTAAGGTTAGGATATTTCATCAAATTCAATTTCTCTCTTTGCCAATTATAAAGTAAGGATCCACGAACATGTATTGGTGTTCCTTTCTTATAAGTTTTGTTGGTTATAGTTTCACCAGCTTGATTCTTATAAGTGATCGTATCTTCGAATCCTGTTATATTATTTACCCCTCTTGGAAAAGCTATCTCGTGCGGGGGTAAAGTAAAGAAGTGAGATTTGAATTGAGCTATAGCTTCTTGTACATCTATTTCTTCTTTACTGATAATAACTTTAAACATTTCTATTAAAGCTTTACGGCAAGCTTCGGGTGTAGATGATTTGTTAGCTTCAACACCAATTGTTTTAATCTTTGGAACTTTAAATCTAACACCTTCGTTATCAACTACATTTAGAATATATCTTTTCTTAGCTAAGTATATTCCTCTATCAGCAATAACTTCTCTACCCATAACCATTGTATTTTCAATACCACCATATCTTTGATAGATGTTTTCATAGCAATCAATGAATACTTTTTCTAATTCTTTACATACATTATCTAAGAAGTCAATTGGATTACTTGGTTTAAACTGTTCTACCAATGGACCTAACCCAATATATAGGGAATCGGTATCGATTGCTAAGACGTAATCTCTGTTGGTCTGAAGCAGCTTATTTAGGTATCTATTAATAGATTGTTCACCCCAACGGATAATCAATTGGCCAGATAAAGTAATACCTTCAGCAATTCTTTGATCAAAGAATCTAAAATAACGATTACCTAGAGCACCATATAAACTATTAAGAAGAATCTTAATTGCCATTTGTCTATTTTCTGCATGAGATATATCTCTTTGTATTCTATAGATTTCTTGCTTATCTTCCGGATCAGCTTTTTGTAATTCTTTTTGTGAATCCAACATTTGCTTTTTAACTTCTACCCGTTCACTGTACATTTCTTCTACGATCTTAGGAAGTACACCTTGTTTTTCAGTATGGAAGTATTGGCCATTAGCACATAATCCATAACCATCTTTGTATACTTTTTGCTTACCTTCAAGCATAGAATTTACATCAACATTAACCATTTCTCCGTTAGCTATAGTTTCAGGTGACATATTGTATTGCATAATTAGGGAAGGATACAGTGAATTAAGGTCAAAGCTAACTACATGATTATGTAAACCTATCTGAGGATCTTTAACATATCCACCAGCATAAGTTGTTTTCTCTTGGGGATCTTTCGGGAATGGCATGATAATATTATCAGCATATAAATCACGATGTATGATTGTATCCCAAATTGCAGTAGTACCAAACACATCATTATAGTTAACACCACCACGATATGCTATAGTAAGAGCAAGAGTAATCAATCCCATTTTATCTTCGAATCGATCTACTAATTCTACATCTTTAATATTATAATCAATAAACTTTTGGTGATCAGCTTGGTATAAGTTATACAATGTACCATGTTCTTCATAGGATAGTTTAGTTTCACCAAGTACTACGTGAGCAATATTATTAAGAGAATATGATTCTTGTTGCCCATAGGCATAGCCAAACTTCTTAAAAACTTCCATATAATCCATTTGGGATATTCCCTGGAATTCATATGTTTCATCTCGATTCATCGATTTGTATGCTATTCTAGCTTCTCTTCGTTCGACCATGCCCCAAGGGGAAAGCTTTTTAATATTCTCTTCGCCAAGATCTGGACCAAATACTCTTCTAATTCTATTAACCAGATAAGGTATATCAAAGAACTTAGAGTTCCAACCAGTAACAATATCAGGTGTATGTGAAGGTGTAGCCCAGTGATTAATAAATTCAATTAGTAATTCTTTTTCATCTACACATTTCTTATAGACCACACGATTGGTTTTCATATAAGAAGCATCTACATTATAATCACCTAAGCCCCAAACATAATAAGTGTTATCAATATTATTTTTAAGACAAATAGCTGTTACAGTTTTTAATGCTGGACCAGGCTCAGGAAATCCATCATCAGATTGAACCTCAATATCAATTGAAGTAACATTGATTAGGTTTCTATCGAATTCTATTTCACCTGGGAATAGATCATTAATTAAGCAGGATTGATATCTGGTATTACCGAAGATATGCCTACCTGCTACATGTTCGTTTTCTTTAATCCAATTCTTAGCATCTCTCATAGATTCGAATTGGACAGGAGCAACAGGAACCCCAGTAAAGGATTTCCATTTGGTTGCTTTGTTTGTTCCTACGTAGAGTGTAGGTTTGTATTTGATTTTCTTTTGGACTCGTTTGCCATTTTCTACTCCACGATAGAGTAACATATTGCCATAACGAGATACGTTCGTATAAAAATTCATAATGTGTCTATTATACCATAGTTCAAGTCAAATGTAAACCCCTAATTTCTTAGGGGTTCACTGATATTAATTAAGTCCAGCTAAGAATAATAATCCTGGTCCTACCCCTATAGTTAGGGTAAGGATTAAGATGAATTCGAAACCGGATCTAATTGATTGCTTGTGCTTTCTAATGTAGCCCATTTCAATCTCCTAGTAAATAAGTTAAACTTTTCTACTAGGTTTCTCTAATTCATCATTTTATATTAAATGATTTCTTTGTTGATGCCCCAGTAGATCCTATATCGATCTTCCTTGGACGCCTTTCTTTTGGAAGTTCTACTCTAGCGTAAACTACGAGTATACCATCCTCGAAATCGGCACCATCTATTACGCAGAACTCTGAGAGGCGGAAGCTCTTCTCAAATTTGCGGGATGAAATACCTTTGTATACGAACTCACGATCGTCATTACTCATTTCGCCTTTGATCTTAAGAATACCATCTTTAACTTCAACGTGAATGTCTTCTTTCTTGAAGCCAGCTAAAGCTAACTCAATTAGGAACTTCTCCTCATCGATCTTAACCACATTATGTGGTGGATAGTTATCGTTTGATCTAGCTGAAGAATGAATTCTCTCCAACTCATCGAATAGACTATCAAAGCCTACGAATAGTGAACGTGGTACGTTCATTGTGTTTCTTACCATTTTCATTTCCTCCTATTAAATAGCAAGGTTATTGGGAACCCGACCCTCGGCGTTCCTCAGTATATATTTATACGTAATTACTCTTTACTTTGAGAATTACCTATATTATATTTTGGACATAGTTCCCACATATGTTTGTCTTTGTAAGATATTACCTTAACCTGACGAAGTGGTGCTATATCCTTTGCTAACTCAGGATTAATAATTGTAACTAATCCCCAATCAGCTAATAGTGTAGCGATAGTATTCCTACGCTGCACATCATTCTCCACTAGATTGGAAGGTTTCCCATCTAATAAGAATAATTCTTTGAAATGTACTATGAAATAACGTCCTTGTTTATGTAAGATATGACATGATTGAAATAGCTTATTATCTTTTCTAGAAGCTACTCCTATTCTTGTCAATGTCTCTCTTACCTTAAGAAAGTCATCGGGTTCGTTTAATGTGATTTCCAGCATGTCCGCAGGAACCCAATCGTTAACTGGTTTGTTTTGTTCTTCCACCTTTATAAATCCTTCTCTTCAAATCTTCAATTTGATTATTATTTAGTAATGATAAAACGGATTTAGCTTTCTCATTGCTATACCCATAATATTCCTTTATTATCTCTAAGTTCTCATAATTGAGCGGTTTTAACCATTTAGAGAATCTATTTTTCTTCTTTATAGTATTTATGAAAAAATCAAATTGAAGACGCGCATCTAGATGATGATATTGGTTCATTAGATTTGCATATAATATAGTATCTTGGAAATTAGATAAAGATCTGTTCACCATAAAAGCATTGTAATCTTTCTCAGCTATATCATCCACCATTATATCTTTCTTGGTGGTATTGATTGCTTTTACATACTCAAATGGATTCATTCTTATAATAACTCAATTGTGCTTGTTGTTCAGTATTAAGTTTATGTAATTTATTAACCATATCATTTAGTTCTGCAACCCTCTTATGGCATTCTACTAATTGGCTTTGTAGATCTCTTACATTCTTTTCTAATATCTTTACTGTATCGTCTTGTTTCATTTAAATTGTACCTGTGTCATAGCTTCTGTTAAACATGCAACCATATTCAATTCATGATCTGCAACAAAAGCATTCTTATATTGATAATCAGCTAATATTAATACTAATTGTGGAATCGATTTAGGTTCAACCCTATCATTCATAGCATCATATAACTTCCTAAAGATTGAAGCTGGTTCAGCATCCATATTGTCTGCTACCCATTGTCTCATAGCTTTAAAGTTCTTCGTCTTAAGGTAAGTAATTAAATCTACGATAGCTGAATCCGCTATCTGATGTATTAATATACTTGATTCAATTTTACCTGAAGCTGAATGCCTTTGTAATTCATTAATAACCCTACGCCAATCTGGTTGGTGTTTCAATATTAATTCAGCTATAACTTCTTTATCATATGTAATTGGTCCTTCACAATTTAAAATGTAACAACACCTATCAAGGAATTCCATACATAATTCTGGCATATCCTTTTTAGGGATATTAAATTCTACCACTGCACATCTTGAATGTAGTGGTTCAATAATTCTATTCTTAAAATTACACGTAAGAATGAATCTACAATTCGAAGAGAATTCTTCCATGAATGCTCTGAGAGCAGGTTGGGTGGACTGGGGGTTTAGATAATCAGCTTCATCTAGTATAACCACCTTGTATCCACCCGAAAGAGATACGCTTGATGCGAATTGTTTTATCTTTGTTCTTAGTGTATCAATTCCGGATTCTTCTGATCCGTTAATCATTAAGTAATCTAAACCGAGCTCATAGCAAAGTGCTTTTGCAATTGTAGTTTTACCTGTGCCGGCTGTGCCGGTGAGAAGCATATTGTGCAGTTCACCTCCGTTAACAATATCTTCGAAAGTTTTCTTTATTGAATTAGGTAATATACAATCTTGTATGAGCTGAGGTCTATACTTTTCTACCCAGAGAAATTCATTCACCTAGAACCTCCCAACCTTTCACAGTATCTAATCTAAAACTTCTCCATTGATTCTTATCCAAAGACCATACTGGAAAATGTTCCATATCATCTGCGGATATCTTATCGAAGTTTATTGGAGCTTCATTAGCTTCTAGAACTACGGGGTTGAGGGTACAAGGCATAACTCTGAGTTCGCCTGTGTCGATCTTTTGAAAGGTGACCGTAACCGTGCCTTTCTTTAAGGCTGTTAATAATCTGTGCTTTTCACTTGTTTCCATAATGTTTCCTATATAATAATGTGGGGGAGATATACTCCCCCGATCAATTAAGATTCTACTGAATCTTCTTCGGCTTCAGCAACTGGGACTTCGCCCTGTGGTGCTTCACCATCTTTAGCTGTGTTAGCTTGAACGAAAGAAACAAATCTTTCTCTTAAGCCACCAACTGCAGCCAATTCGTTACCTTCGAATCCACCACGCCTCGAACAGATATCAATAATCTGCACGGCTGTTGCGATGTCTTGGAGGGATAACCCTGGAGCTTGGCCTTGCTCTTGGTTTACTACTTCTTCAGTCATTTTTTTCTCCTTGCAAGTAGACTAATTCCGGAAGGCCGATCATTCGCACCTTCCACCTTATCCTCATAATTAAATGAGAAATTCTTATACATGTATTTATACGTCAAACTGTGATCCGTTCTCTAAAGCTATAAAATAATTTATTGGATAATCTGAATTTGTCCAATATGAGATTAACTTAGAACTTATATTCACATAGTAATCTCCTTTAAAGAGCTTTAGATTTGGTATACTAAAGATGAATTTAAATGCCTTAGTACAAGCATTAGTTTCATCTAAGGTTAAACTAAATACATTTGAAGTTTTATCCTGAGGATCATATACCTCAGCTTTAATAACTCCATCAACACCAGTGATTAATAACTCATCATGAGCTAACACTGATGATGCTCTGCGTAAACTATCCATTTGATCAATTGTTATATTGAACGATAGTTCAGGATCTGGCATATTGATTTCTTTCTCAGGTGTAGTTAACATTTCTTTTTGTGAATAGAAATATTTAACATTGGCACCTGAACCAAGGACCTTCACGCTATCATCGCTAAAGTCTAGGTTGGGATCATCCACTAACCCAAGCACAGACAAGAATTCATGTAAATCATAAATCCCAAACTCCTGCGGAAAGTCCTCAGTAATCTCGGCTGATGCCATAATGTTTTTGGCTTCAGCAATTGTTTTAAGCTGTTGACCTGGACTAATCAATATATTAGGATTAATCGAGGCGAAGTTGCTTAGTACTTCTAACGTTTCTTTACTTATTTGCATTATCATTTTCCTCATCATGAATTGATAACGCAATAATCGCATAGTGTAATACTTTCATAAGATCAGACCTATGATCTTCGGGTAATCCTTTTCTTCCATAACGCTGTGCGTATTTAAGAATATTACCTATAGCAAACCCTATCCCATGTCCACAATCAACAATAAATTCCGTAGATTGGAATTTGTTTTTGCTATAATGTGAATCATAGGTATTATCAATGTAATCGCGGAGCTGTCTTACCAGCTCCCCTTCGTTAAACTTATAGTCTATTCTATAGACCTCTTTAGATTTTGTCATTATATTCCTCGTTAGCTCTTTCTTCAGGATCATAATCTGGATGCTCATTTTCGAGATCCATATTAACTCCAGAATCGACCTTAGTATAAAGATCTAAGAAAGCTTCGATTGTATCATCATCGAATCTATTAATACATAGGTTGATAGCTTTCATTCTATCTTTAAAGATAGAGTAAGTTTGAACTATATGGCAAAGCCTTCTAGTTGAAATAACTTCATCAACACCATCATCGTAGAATGTTTTACGAATAATATCAGCCCAATCAATAAGCTTATCTGTAAACTCAGGATCAGAAGCACCGAACTTATCAAAATGCTTATTAAGAATTTTCTTCTCAACTGATGGAGAAGCAAACTTTTGATCTACTGATATAGTAAATCTTTCTAGGAAAGCTTCATCGATTATAGAAGCTGCTGTAAATCTTCCATCATCGGAACCTTTACCTTTAGTGTTCGCAGTAGCTATAACATTGAAACCTTTAGCTGGCTTAACAACCTCACCAGTCTTTTTAACTAGTACTGGTTTACCTTCCAAGATACCTTGTAAGCACATGATCTTGTTAGTGGCTCTATCAATCTCATCAAGAAGAAGGATAGCTCCATTCTCCATTGCTTTTAGTACTGGACCTTTGGCGAATACTGTTTCACCATTAACTAATCTAAATCCACCAAGTAAATCATCTTCATCCGTTTCTGGATTGATTTGAACTCTAATGAATTCTCTATTAAGCTTAGCAGCTGCTTGCTCGACCATAAAGGTTTTACCATTACCAGAAAGACCAGATATATAAACTGGATAAAACATTTCTGATTTGATAACTTTTATTATATCAGCGTAAGCTCCCCAAGCTACGAAAGTTGAATCAACTTCTGCGAAGGTTCTTTCTTTATTAACCACTGATTGTGGTGCCATCGCTACCGCTTGTGTTGGTAAAGGAAGAACATTAGATTGTTCCTGTCTTAGAGGTTCAACCAAATGTGCTAGGTTATACCAACCAACTCTAGATCTAAACTCACCGTTTATCAAAGGTAAGTAATCAGACTTTTTATAGCCTAGATCAGCAGCAGTTGAAGTGATTTGTTGAGTTTTAAACTCAGTTGAATCTGGATTTCTTTTTACGAGTTCTTCCAGTATTATCTCGGTGGATTTTTTCATATCATTCATAATTAAATTAACTCCTCAGTTTTATTGAATATGGGTACCATTATACCACACTTTTGGGCCTTTGTAAACCCCCTTTTTGAACTTTTTTTATACTTTTTTCTCATAAGGATATAACCCATTAAGCTACTGCCTTACCAAAGTTCGTTAAAATCGTCTTGTTATTCTTCTTAGAAGAAGAGAACTTTTTAAACGAAGTTCTAATCTTAGCTATAGAATCTTCACTAGTAGCACTGAACTCATCAGCATCTGTTGAAAGATTACCATGTCCTTTTACCATATAGAAATTGCTATATCCTAAAGTATTATCAATAGAAACACATTTGAACTTTCTGTATTCTTTATTGACCTCTTTAAAATCTTTAAATCCATCATAAGCTTGCCAAATCTTTGATCTCCAATCATGGTGACTATCTGAAATAAAGAAACCTAAGGTTCTGCAATTATATCTTTTTTGGATATTTTTTAGAAGTACTGATGTTAGATCTCTTCCTTTTCCGCCATCATGTTTTAATTGTTTCCCATCGATTTCTAAGACTGAACCACTATATGATGTTCTTACTTTTTCAGCATTCAATGAGTGATCAGTATAGGAATAAAGACCATTTGAATCTCCATCAGATAATACGACCAAATTCATTTTTTGAACTGCGTGCTTAGCTTTAAATTCTTTGATCAATCTATGACCAATTATTAAAGCATCATTTAATGGAGTAGAACCAAGTTCTTCTACTTTACCAGTTACTGCATATTCGTTTATTTGAGATGGATCATCCCAATTCCATCTTTGTTCATTAGTTACCTTTCTCATATAAAGACCGAATAATGATTCCTCAAAGTCTTTTTTATTTAAAGAAGAACTAGTTAAAAGAGGTAAGTTAACCCCAGTCATATCAACTTCACCATCTCTGAATTTGCTTAGATCTCTATCTTGTCTAGCAGTAGTAAAAGCATATACGTCAAATGGTATGTTAACTGTTTTGCAGAAAACAACCAAATGAATAAGTTGATCTATAACATCATGTAAAGTAGAACACATAGAACCAGAATAATCGATGAATAATATCATACCATGATTCTTAGCATCAGCTAAATGTGTAACTCTAGCAAATATATCTTCGTTTGTTTTATAAGACCAAACTTTATTCACGTCCAAAGAACCTGATTTAGCAGTTTGAGCTCTTGACCATTGGTAAGCAGCTTTTCTCATTTCGAATTCTTTCACTGCATAATTTGAAGCTTTCTTAACTTCTTTATAATAAGATTTATATTCAGATTTATGTTTTGCAAGAGCTGTTTGATACATATCTTCATCACCAGCATAACACTTCCATGCTTTATCGCGGGATTCTTTTAGTTCTTTATAGGATATTAGTATCTCTTTTCTAGCCTCTTTATTAGGTTCTCTCATATAAAGACTTTGGCCTCGAATTTCATCACCATCTATTAGGTTTCTTTCTGCTCTTCTAAATATCTCATCAGTGATTGAAGTATCTTCATCTTTTTCAGGCTCTGTACTAGCTTCACTATCTTTTGCTTGGCCTTCTTCAGTAGGTTCTTCATCGGAAGAATTGGAGGTAGATCCTGATTCTTCTTTTTCTCCCTCATCAGAAGTTTCACTTGAAGATGTGTTAGTTTTTTCTTCTTCATTTTCTTCTCCTGGCATATAATCATCATGACCAGAGCTAGTAGGATCATTTTCCATTTCTTGTTCACCATCTTCAGGTAATTCAAGATCTGGTCCGTTGTCCTCAGGTTTCTCTAATAACTCAGATTGATTTTCTTGGGTATAAGCTAAGATATCTCTGCAAAGCTGAACTACCTCTTCGAATGTAGTAGTAGTAAATGCTCTATCAAAGAAAGCTTTCTCTTCAGGTTTGAATGGTACATCGACCATATTACCTAACTTAGCTTTTAGGTTTATCTTATCTATAAGCTTAACTCTTTCATAATCTAAATCATCTATATCACCAAAGAATTCTCTATCTAATAGATCAGCATATCCTCTTCTAAAAGAACCAACTAATCCTGGATAATCTCTTTGTACGAATTTTTCTATACGTGCATCTTCTATAACATTCATATAAGATCTTGGTACACCTTCGATTTTCTCAGGTGAATCATGCCAACCTTCATATGGAGTATATAGCGCGTGACCGACCTCGTGACCTATAAAAAGGTCATAAGTATCTTTTCCCATATCTTTCCAAAGAGGAAGACCTAGGGTTCTATTTTTAATATCAAACCAAGCGGTTTTATAGTTACCGTGCTGGATAGTTAGGTTCTCTTTTGCGAGTAGCCTTGCGATTGTTTTATTATGATTCATTAAACTCCTTACTTTTTAATTGAATATGGGTACCATTATACCACATTTTTGGCCCCTTGTAAACCCCCTAAATGCAAAAAAGTTGAAAAAAATCGTAACAAATCGTCAGTATTTGTCAGATTATCTGATTTTCGAGAAGTTTCTATCCTTCCAGAACTCTATTTTAGAGCGGAATTTGTTCTCTAGCACATCACCCTTGTGGGATATGATAAACACATTAGAATCTGAATCTAAGGTACTTAATATCTTGGTTAAGCTTTCTATACCATCTATATCTAATGAACTATCAAATGTTTCATCTAATACCAATAGGTTAGTAGCTGCAGAGTTTTTCATTTTGGCTATTTGACGCCAAGTAAACAACAGGGACAGATCAATCCTTTGTTTCTCACCTTCGGAAAAGGATGCATAATTAAACGTGTCCCTGTGTCTAGATCTAATGGTTTCATTAAAGTTTTCATCTAAATGAAATGCTACAAAGAAGTCTAGAACCTGTAGGTATTCATTAATCAATCTATTCATAACTGGGAGATATTGCTTAACTACTTTGGTTTTAATACCAGTATCTTTAAGCATTTCCCCTATCACTTCATTATAGGTTCTTTCTTCTGTATACTTTAACTTATCTTCTGTTAGATCATCTTTATTATCTCTTAGTTGAGATAAGCTATCTTTTGCTGTTTTAACATCACCGGTTTGGCCAGATAGTTTATTAATTTCCTTTTGTATCTTATCAATCTCTTTCTGTAATAGAGATATAGAATCGTTGTTCGAATTAATCTTATTCTGCTTAGCTCTAAGATTATCAAGGTTCTTATTGATCTCTGTAGTTGTGGTTGATAACACTGATAACTTTCTTTGTAAATCTTCTTTTTCAGATTGTACCTCGGCTGCTGTTGTTTTTACTGATTCGATCTTTTCATTCTTAAGTTCGGGTTCAATACTTTGATCGCATGTTGGACAATTATCATTATCTTCATAGAACTTAGCTTCTTTAACTAATTTCTTTATCTCACTATTTAATTGTAAGTTATGGGATTTGATATTTGCTATCTGATCCATTTGTTTCTGGTAATTACCTTCTTCAGTTACCATACTGGCAGAGAGATTCTTTCCTAGCTTTTTAGATTCATCAAATAAAGTGTTAATCTCTTGTTTATGCGTACGGATTGAATCTCTCTTTTGATTAATTTGATCTTTGTTTATACCTTGTAGATCTTTAATGTACTTCTCTTGTGAAGCCATTTTAGTTTTAGTTAATTCTAGTCTGTGCCCTAGATCAACTAATTGATCTTTAATGTTTGCATTCCTTTCTCTTAGTAGTTGGTTCATCTTAGAGAAGATACCAATATCTAAAAGATCTTCTATAACTTCACGCCTTGACCAAGCAGGTAACTGCATAAAAGGAATAAAAGAAGAGCTTCCGAGTACCACAATTTGATGAAAGGATTTATGGTTAAGTTTAAGTATATTTTGTTCAAGAAACTTTTGATAATCTCTTGCATTCGATGCTTGATTGATAATTTTTCCATCTTTGTATATTTCAAACTTATTAGGTTTGATTCCTCTTACTATTTTAAATAATTTGTTTCCAATTTCAAATTCTACCTCAACAACAGTTTTCTTACCATTGACTGAGTTAATCAACTGATTTTTATTTATATCTCTATGTGGTTTACCAAATAAGCCGAATGAAAGAGCGTCAAGTAAAGTAGATTTACCTGAACCGTTTTGGCCTACTATTAATGTTGTGGGGGATTTTTCTAAATTTATATCTATATATTCGTTACCGGTGGATAAGAAGTTCTTCCACCTACATGATTTAAACTGTATCATAATACCTCGAGATTTTGAGCTTCTGTATAAAGCTTCCTTAATTTCACTTTTATGTGATCCTTATCTAGGTCTGTTTCTACTGCATCAACATATGAGTCGAGCATTTCTGTAGTATCTTCTAAGGATACTTTTTCATCCTGTACACTTTCGCCTAAAAACTCTTCGAAGTTCTCTGCTATCTTTAGTTCATAGGTTTCTATACTCTGTAGCTTATCTACAAATTTATCAAACATATAAAGATCATTTTTGTTTAATACAATAACCTTTATAAACTTTTTTTCGAATTCACTTATATCTATATTGTTATAATCCACTGTTTCGTCATCATAAACGAACTTTTTAAATATCGTTATCGGGTTTCTAACGGGCTCTATTTCCCTCTTATCGGTGTCCAGCACGTGAAAGTACTTAGGATCATCTACATCTGCCCAAGTAAATTCCATTTGTGAACCAAGATAATGTATATTCTCTCTACTAGATTTAGTATGAAAATGACCAGTAAGGACCATTTCGAATCTATTAAATATATCTGCATTCATACCATGTGGATTAGATATACCTGCCATCATATCGAATCCTTTTAATTCTAAATGTGCGCCTAGTATATCTGCTTCACAGTTTAAAGCAAAATCTGTATACTCTTGATAGTTACCATTATTAATCCATGGTATAACTGCTACACCTAAACCATCGTAATCTAATACGGTTGGTTTCATTACAATGTTTATATTGGAGGTGAAATAGCCAAGCAGCTCTTTGAGGCTACACAGTTCATTTGTATTTTTAAAGTAGACGTCATGATTTCCGGGAATAATATCCATGGTAATACCTGCATCGCGCATAGGCTCAAGAAAATGCTTCCTATTAGCATTAAGCGCTTTAAAGTTAACGAACTTTCTGTGTTCATAGTAATCTCCTAGGTGAAGTATGTGTTTTATATTATGTTCTTTTAAATAAGGAAAGAATATCTCCTCGTAGAATCGTTCTTGATATTGTAAGAATATATCGCTTGAGTTCCGGACACCGCAATGCGTGTCATTTAATATTGCTATCTTCATATTATCCCATGAAAAGTTCTAGCTTTTCTTTTTCTTTTTTCTTTTCTTTAACAGCAAAATCTTTCACTGCAACATCTTTAGCTCTAACGGTACTAATTCTTTGTCGAAGAGTATCAACATATGCCATAGTTTCAGCTGCACCAGCTTCATCCATACCCATTTGAGTAAAGTCCTCAATACCCATCTTTTCAATAAACTTCATTTTAATATCTTGCTGTTTCTTTTCTTTAGCAATTCTTCTGATAAAGGCAAAATAACATATTTGGGTAAAGTAAGAGAATGCATTGGGTTTACCTGTACGAGTAGCGGTTTCAATATTATAATTGCCGATAGCTCTTAAACAGTTTTCAACAGCATCCATTACCATTTCTTCCCTGTATGTATACCTAACAAAATTAGGTCTATGACTTAATCCTTCTGAGATCTTTAAAAAAGATGTAGCAATATAATCAGTTACTTTAGGATCAGGTTTATCTTTTTCTCTAGCTTTATTTACACTTTTAACATATTCAACAACAGCTAGAGAGAAATCTTTGTTATTGATATAGTGGGGCTTTTTCTTTGCATCAGCACGTTTGGCCATAATTATTCTCCATAAAGGCTCTATTATACCATAGTTTTGTTGAAAAGTAAATCCCCTTTTTTATTTCATTTAGGGGGTTTACAAATGACAAAAAGTGTGGTATAATATATTGTCGTCCCAAGGACAGAGAGACACTAATGAATAGTTTCTTTCTTTGGTTCCTCAAGAAGGACGGGTTCAAGTTCATCATAAGTTTCATTTATATATTCATCTAGATCAGCCATAAACTGATCATCATTAATCAAAGGAGTTTTAGCACGAGGCTTTAAAGCTCCGGTTGCTAACTTAATATACTCTTGTTTAATATCTTCATCAATCTCAACGTGATGGAGTATACTAGTTCGAGCAATTTTAAATAGTTTTTGGGATGAGAAAGGGAACCAAGGTAGAAATGCAAATCCTCCAATCAGATTATTCTTTACTACATATGGTCTTTCTATTGTGAATGTTCCATCATCTTTCTCTTTAATTAAAGCTACTAGTTCTTCACCATTAACTAATTTGAAATGACGTATAGGTAATTGGTTATCCATATTATATATTTATCTCGTAAATTTTGTATTTAAATTTTTCTTTTGAATATATTTTAATTCTTTCTGCTGCATGATCTAAGGTATAATTCTTCTTCGATTTATAGTGAAGATCATCAGCTATATCATATACAGTAGTATTTATACTATCTCCACTCACACGAAGTCCTCTACCTATACTTTGTAATACTCTTATTTGGGATTTAGAAGGTGAAGCAAATATTAAATTATGTAATCTTTTTATATTAACCCCAGTAGAAAACGTTCCAAGTGAAGCAACAATAACTGCATTATTTTCTTTCTCAGTGATAGCTCTTATTTGTTCTCTATCATCTACAGGTGTTTCGCCTGAAACATAAAATAGTTTTCTATCTTTTTCAATCTTATCTTTTAACATATCATGAAGAGGTTTACCATGTTTCTCTACATAATTAAATAATATTAAAGTATTTCCTTTTTGATCTAATGCTAAGTTACTGATAAAATTATTGCGGGGGGTATATCCTACAATAAAATCTAATTCTTCCTGATACTTAGCTTTTGATATATGTTTACAGAAATCTTCTTTATACTTTAATAATAATATTTGAATATCTAACTTAGCTAATTCATCTCTATCCATTAAAGCTTTAGTAGTTGTAACTTTAAATACTGGACCAAATAATCCTTCTAATACTAATTGATGTGTTTGTGTTCCATCTAATGTTCCAGTAGTACCAATCTTATATTGTGCATTAACACATTTCTCCATAATAGAGGTAAGGGATTTAGCTTTAAATTGATGTGCTTCATCTCCTATTACCATACCATAATTTTTAAACATATTAGCTTGTAACTTATGTTGGGATTGCCAGGTGGATATAATTATTCTTTTATCTGTTGTTCTATCTGCTCCACCATATATCTTATGTCCTAATTTTTCTATATCAAATGTATTATCTTCTTTAGAATATTCTGAGAAATCACTATACATTTGTTCAACTAATGATGTTGTAGGTACAATAATTAAGACTTTATTATCATTATATTTTAGGTAGTGTTTTACCAATAAATAGATGATTAATGACTTACCTGATGCTGTAGGTGATAATAACAGCGATTTAGAGCTCCGTAGCGCGTGCCTAAGCGCGTTTAACTGGTAATCCCTTGGTGATATATGACTGGGTAACGTTGTTTCTTCTAACGTAGCCTCTACTAAATCATCATTATACTCAGGTAATAGATTTATATCTGAGACTAAACTATAATCCCTTTCTTCACAAAATTCTTTTAAATAATGATATAACCCAACATATAAAGTCTTTTTACGCATATCAAATAAACGTATTTTACCATCCCACACGCGGTTGCGGTACGCGGGCATGAACTTATATCCAGGTACATAAAAACAGAAATGCTCTGATAATTCTCTTTCAGTACTAGGTTCACATTCTATTTGTAAGAATGTTTCATTAACCTTATTTACTATTACAGTTTCCATGATTCCAATATTTCTTTTAATCTTCTTTCAGTACTATTAACATCATAACATAGGTATTCATGTATATACCATGATATAAAATTATCTGCATATTCTTTTTGATACCATGATAAATCTTTAACTAACCTAGGGAGTTGGGGTAGTACTTGTAATTTCTTTGTAACCCAATGATATTCTGGCCAACCATAACTTATAATAGGTACACTGTGCATCAAACATTCTATTCCAGCAGTACTATTATCTATAATGGCTACGCGTGTGCGCGGTAGTATATCATGTATAGATTCAAATCCTTCTCTTACATCAACACCCCACGTTCTCCATTTCTCTATTAATCTATCTCTCTTTTGTAACTTAGGATGCATTTTAACTACAATAGGATAATCTGTTTCTTTAACTAATCTTTCTACTATTAGATCTAATTTTCTAATATGTCCACCAAATCCAAATCCTTCTACTGTTTCATCCTTAGGCATTTGGCCAATAACTAATGTATGATTTCTTGGTACGTTTTTAGGTTTTCGCCATTTAAGTATAGCAGAATCATCCCACTTATTAGCTTTAGTTTCAATTAAAGCTTTTATTGCATTATGATCTGTATCAACCCATTCTCTCATTTCTACTTCAAATGGTTCATTAAATGCTAAACAAGAACTATTAGCATAACCTAAATCATCAATCACAAAATGTTTTGAAGTAGGTGCAGTAGGCTTAACAATTAAAGCTTCTTGGTGGGGGATTTTAGTTAAATCTGTATGATTCCAGATATTGAGATGATATTCACTATGATCTATTAAATCTAAAGCTGTTTCTATGCACGCGCGAGCGTGACCGAAGTTGCCCTTCCATTCATATTTAAAATCATGTATTTTATATGCCACTAGTAAATTTACGCCATTCAATCATATTCTTAATATTCTGATGACGCCATTTTATATTATCCATTATCTCTTTTAATACATTAACTATTTCTTCTTGCATAGCTATCTTTAATTGATGTTCCTGTATAATAGGATCAGCATCATACCATTTATCCATATCACCTTTAAGAACAGTTAATCCATTTAAAGGATCATATTCCCATCCTTTAGTATCTAATTCGTCTTGGGATAACTTACCACCATAATGGAGAAACTTATCTCTCAATAAAGGTTTAAAGTCTAATTCTAGTTTTTTTAATCTGAGTTTTGATTTAGAGTATAAATCAAGATATTTGGAGTGTAATTTTGCGGATTCGCGTGATGCTTCATCTAATGCCATTTCATCTATCTGCGCATCTTTCTTCCACATTTCGAGTAAAGATTCTATATTCATAATGTCTATTATACCACAGTTTACTTAAAAAGTAAACCCTTAAATTATATTATTTCAAAGTATGAGTACTTAAAAGTTACTGAAGCCTGTACATATTCTATATCAGTAGATTGAGCATTAAACTCTATAGCTGATAAAGAGGTTGGAAAAAGATCGTGGAATACTATTTCCTTTTGTGGATTATTATGTGAAGTTAATATCATTAACCTAGCATCATACTTCCAATCTTTTTCGGCTTCTTTTAATGTAGCTAAGTTTTTAATCCAATCCCATATCTCAATATAGTTTTCCATGTTTTCTGTAACATTAAATGTTATACTGAAATCTTCGAAGGTCATTCGATCCCCAGTCATACCTAGATTAACCCCTTTATAAGGAGTATCTACAGATGATATACCTATACCAGGTAATGTAGCTGCAGTACAAAAATACTCTGTATTCGCAAATGCAGAATCTATTTTTAAGGTATAGCCAACTGGGCTAAGAAAGTTTTTATTATCCGTTAATGCCATATTTCTCGTCGTATTTCTCTAGTAACCAATCTCCCCATTTAGATGCGTACTCTTCATGAGTTAATCTAGTAGGAGCGGATATAGGATCATTATTCTCATCACAATAATCTAACCACATTCTAGTAACAAAGCTATCATAATATTCTCTTTTTATTTCATTCATAGTACTATTTATATACTTTATAATCTTAGTTTACACAAGAAAAGAGGGACCGAAGTCCCTCTTTAATAAGTTGTTTCGAAAAACGGTTTACACCATTATGTCATCAACTCTGAAGATTCTAAAGTAAGGGTTAGCTCTGTCAGTACCTACTCCGTCTGTTCCGACGAATGGGTTAGCAACCATGCCATACCTAGTTTTGAATCCGATCCTTGGTTGGAAGTCACTTTCGCCAACGGCTTTAACCATAGTTAAAGGAACGTATGGGCAATAGAACATACCAGCGTCATAAGGGTTTGCACCTCTATAACCTACACACGCGAAGTCTGTAGTTGCATATGGATCGATGTACACTTTAAGTCTTCCATTAAGAACACCAGCGAATGTGTTGCCAGTATCATCAACGTTAAGACCAGTTGATAGTGCAGGAGCGTAATCCATCATACCTGATGCAGCTAAAGCTGAAGCAACGTCAGAAGAAACGATAACATAGTTACCTTTTCCACGTCTTGTTTCTTTAGCGATAACATTAGCTTCTCTTTCGAGTTGCATAATTAGGCCTTTGAATTTCTCTGCCATCCATCTACCGTCACTGTCAGTTCCGACATCAAAGATACCAGAAGTTGCAGTTGAAGATTGTAAAGCACCAAGCTTAGCTTTCGATAAGATTGTTCTTACAACTTCACGGTTGATTTCAGCTAGAATTTCTGCACTTAGGATGTTAGCTAGTTCGCCTTCGGCGTCAAGACCATGAATAGCTTTAAGGTCTTGTGCTAATTCCATTGTGTATTCTGCTTTTAGAGCTCTTGATTTAGCAGTTACAGTTGATTTCTCGATTGAGAAAGCCATTTCTGCAAATGCCGCACCAGCGCCACCAGTTGTACCACGGGCTTCCGCAGTAGCTGTAGGTAGACCAGAACCAAAAGTTGATAAAGTATCGTGATCACCGATTGTTCCGTCAGTATCAGCATCAGTTACACCAGCTAATCCAGTTGGATCTGCTTGATGTGTGCCAGTACCTGAGAAGTCTGTGTCAGCTTCATCAAATAGTGCTTCAGTACCACCTTGAGTTGAATACCTTGATTTCATTGCGAAGATAAGACCAGTAGGTCCACTCATTGGCTGAACGCCAGCGATATCATAAGCAATAAGATTAGGCATTGCACGTCTAACAAGAGAGATTAAGACAGGGTCGAAATTATCAACGCCAGATCCAGTTACGTTAGCAGCTGCTTCTGAGATGTTGAAAGATCTTTGTTGTCTTTCTTCTTGTAGGGCTACTTCTTGGTTTTCAAGAAGACGTGCAGTAACACTTTTTTTGTAATGATCATCAATACTTGGAGCGCTTTCGTGCTCTAGTACTGGAGACCATTTTTCAATTAAGTTTTTGTCTGCATTAAACATTTTGTTTTCCCCTATAAGGTTTGCAATTATTTGTTATTAAATTTAGTTAAGGCTTGAGAGTACGCATTCATATTTGAAGATAATTCAACAGGTGTTTCCCCATCTTCGCCTACTAGTGCATCAGATTCATCAGTTGATTCGCTAACTTCTTGTTTAAAGTAAGAATCTTTAATAACATTAACTTTATTTTCAAAAGTTTCGCTATCTTCAAATTCTACACTTTCAACTAGTTCAGCTAGTTTCTCAGCTTCTGTATCTGCTAAGCCGGAAGACGCCTTACGCACGATTTCCGCTCTTTCAAAAGATTGAGCTTTTTCGTGTAATTGTATATTGTCTTCAGTGGTTTTATTGAGCTGTTCTTCCAGTTCAGAAACTTGATCAGCTAAATCGTCGATCAGGTCAGCTTTACCTTCTGGAACTTCAATATAATGTTCTTTGAACACTGATTGTAAAGAAGTCATGAATTCTTCAGCAATTTCAGTCCTAAGACCTTGTTGTACTGCGACTTCATTTTCTTTCATCCAATTTTCAACAACATAGTTCAAGTATGAATCTACTTTCTCTACGATGCCTTCTTGGACTTCCTTTACTTCAGATTCAAGATTTTGCGCATATTCAGACTCAAGTCTATCTATTTCAGCACCTACCTTTGTTTGGTAAGCAGCTTCGAAGATAGCAGAGGCTTTATCACGGAATCCATCGGATAATGTTGCTTCATTAGCAACTATAAGATCCAAGTCCTCAGACCAATCAGCAGCTTCTTGTTTAGCAGAAGCATCAGAAGGTTTAGCCTTAATAGACTTATCCTTTTCTGCTTTTACTTTTCCAATAGCTTTATCTACTGATCCGTCGTCGATTGACTCTTCAACTTCTTTGACCATCCTGGCGAATAGCTCTTGCGCTTCGTGCTTGCGTGCTTTTTTAAGCATGTCGACTGCGGCGTTTATGATACCAGCTTTAGTTTTAGGCATTTCAAACTTAGGTGCAGATTCTTCGACTTCTTCATCGTCGTCTTCATCTTCATCTTCGTCATCATCTTCCTTTACTTTAGCTTCATCAACTTGAATTTCCTCTTCGGAAACTTGTACTTGCTCTTCCTCAGCTTCTTCAGTTGCTTCAACAACTTCTTCTACTTGATCTTCCTCTACAGGAACTTCAACTTCCAAAGTCTCAGCAATTTCTTCTACTGATTCGGGCTCGACGCCTTCGACTATTTTTTTATATGTGTTAGTCAAATTAGACATATCTTTGTCTCCCAAAGTAATTTATAATTTAGAGAGGAAATTTTTAAACGCCCTTATTTCCAATTCAGGCAAAGCCTTCATTGGAGCACGTTTAATTTCAGTCTCAATTTCTTCAATGTCTTGAGGTTTCAAAATGCCGTTGTCCCATATCCAGTCTACTCCTTCCATAATTCCGTTAACGAAAGCGGAAGGTGCAGAGGGATCTTGGACTATATCTACGGAGGCTAACATAAAGTCATCCCGTACATACGCGCCATCTCTCCTGTTCTCAAGAGTTCCCATACCACGACTTGATACACCAAGCTTAACTCCACCTTCGAGCAAACCTTCTACGATTTGACCCATTGGGGTTTTAAGTATTGATGCTTTTCCATAAACATTATTTCCCTGGAATTCCAGGTTCGTAATTTTATGTGAAACTTTATCCAGGTTTACAGTTGGTCCTTCTGGATGATTTAACTCTCCAACTGCTCTTCCCTGAGAAACCTGTTCTTTAACATATTTGCTAACAGCTTTCTCTAAAATCTTTTTTTCATATATTCGGCCGTTTCTATTTTTCTTTTCGGCCTGCATAAAGACACCTTCTATATAAAGGTTCTTTTTACCATTTGTCTTTTCTACGATAACCTCTAATGGAGATTCAACGTATTCTGATATTAACTTCATATTAGTTATCCTCTAATAATTTAAGAAAATCCATACCAGCTTCTTCTGCTTCAAGAATATCAGTAAAGTCCTCATCTAATAATTGATTAGCAATTTGAACTTTGTATATATCATTTTCTTTAAAAATGACTACATTGTCTCCAAGCTTTTTAATTACTACTGGCTGAGTCTTTATCTTTTCTCGAAACTCTCTGAATAACATTAGGCTTCTACCGGTTCTTCTATTGCTTCAGGTTCATCGTTTGATTTACCCACAGAAGAGGCTATTTCCACCTTCTTTGCATCTAAAGCATCATTCAATTTTGATTTCATTAAGGAATCAAAACTCTTATTTGCTTTTACGTTATCATTATTTGCGATATTATCAATCAATTCATTTGTACTCATAAAGTTTTCCTCGTACTCTTATTTATAAAAATTTAGATGTCAAGATCGAGATCTTCACCATCTTCTTCTTGTTCTGCTTCGATTTGTTTATCAATTTCTTGAATATCATCATCAGTTTGACGTAATATTTGTTTACGTATCCACTCATTTGATACATATTTACCTACATATTCATCTAATGTAGCTAACATCTCGAACCTTTCCCTAATCATTTCTGATTCTTTTAATTCACTGAAGTAGTTATCTTCAATGAAATCGAAAGTTATTTCTTCTTTCCAGCTTTCCCAATCTTGTTTAGTTATAATCTTCTTCAGTAATAACTGAGTTCTTAATGCTTGCATAAACAAGTCTGAGAATCTTTTTCTTAATCTATCGATGAATTTCTTAAATTTAACCTCATCTCTAGATATCTCTGTGCTTCTTCCTAAAGTAAATTGAGCTTCTTGTTCTAATCTATTTAATGGAACATTTAAAGCTTTATATAATTTCTTTTGGAAATATATTATATCATCTATTTGACCTAAGCTTTCACCACCTGGTAATGTAGATATTTCAGTACCTCTTCCACCTTCTCTTCTTGGTAGGAAGAAATCCTCAAGCATACTCATATGCTTTTTATCATCTTTAATCTCACCTGTACTAGCATCATATACCAATTTATTTCTATATTGGTTCATAATGTTTTTAAGGTATTCTTCTGCTTTACCTTTTGGTAAGTTACCAACATCAATATAGAATATTCTTCTTTCTGGTGCTCTACTTATTCTGTAGATAACCAAAGAATCTTCCATCATTCTTAATTGGTTTACTGGCTTAATAGCCTTATGTAGATATGATAAGATTCTTGTTCTTCCAGGATCTAATTGACCTGAAGTACAGTATATAATAGCATCAGGGTGAATCTTAACTCCCTGATTATGTTTTTCCAATTTATTATCTTGGAAAATAAAGTATTCTTCTTGTTTGGTGATTATCTTTGCACCAGTCTTAGGATCTTCTTTTTCTTCAATCTCTTTGACCTTTCTTAATTTAGCTGGGTCAATATATCTTAATTCTTTAATACCTTTACTAGGTGATCCTTCGTCTATAATAACATGATAAGGTAATCTTCCATCAACATACCACTTTCTGAATATATCATGTGCGTATTGATTGAAGTTAATCATTTTTAAAATTTGATCAAATTCATGTTTAATCGATTCTTTCATTTGATCAGATACATCTAAAGCATCTAATCTTAAATCAACAGGAGATGAATCGTGATCTCCTACAATTGTTTCATTAACTATATCTTCAATTGCTGCATCACATTCAGGTTGAGCTGATATATCCCTATATTTCATTATAAGGTCTACTTCACCTTTTACCTTGTCTCCATCTTGATCGAGATAAACACCGAAATGCCCACCAGATTGTATGACACCAGCGCCATCCGCCTCGGTATCAGGTACAAAGGAAGGTCTAGGAGTTTTATTAGAACTCTTCCTGTTTATTTCAAATCCAAAAAATTCTGCCATACTTTAATTCCTCATATTATCAGAGGGGAAATTAATCCCCTCTTCTAACATATTTATACTACTTACGAAGTAGTGTCTGATTCCCAATATTGAACCTGTAGTTCTACTGTGAATTCTTCTATAGAGTCTACTGTATCGTAATTAAGATCAATAGCTGCTACGGAAGATGGCCAACATCCTCTAAAGTCGTATCTCTTTGAAGTAGATCCGTCTTTTCTAAGTTGTTCAACAACTACATCAGCAGAATAGTCACCTAAATCTGTTAATCCAGTGTTGTTAACGTGTTCGTTAATGCCGTTCATCCATTCTTCAAAAGCTTTTCTTACATCAAATTCTGCATCATTAATAATAGTAAGTGATAAGTTTTCAAAAACTCTATCTCCTGCTATTTTAATTTTTCTTCCTCTGAAACCAATTTCAAAACCATTAACGGTTGAAGCTGGGATAGAAGCTTGTTTGCATAAGAATGAAGTAAGTTCAACGTTTGCTGAAGCTACGAAAGATGGAAAGTTTACAGTCGCTTTAAATAAGGAAGGTCTTGCACCACCGCCAGTAAGCTTTGATTTAAAATCGTCTATGCCTAATATTGCCATGTCTTACTCCCCCTTAACTCGATGTACCAGCAACTTCTGAGAAGTCTACGCCGGTTCTTGTTGCTACAAAGTTCAATGTAATATAGTTGATAGATCTATTTGGCTTGACAAAAATGTCAGCTACAAAGTTATTACCATCAATTACTTGACTTGTATTATTTGTTTCATCGCAGACTACTCTGAAATCAGTTAGTCCTCTACGACCTTTCACATCTCTTAAGAAAGGCTCTACCAAGTTTTTGAACTGAGCTCTAGTGAATTCATCGTTGAATTCAAATAGTTGAGCTTTAGCTGCTGTTGATATAGCTTTTTCTAAAGTTATGAATAATCTTCGAACGTTAATACGATCGAATGCAGAAGGTCTACTTAATAGAGTTTTATCTCCATATAGAATTGTGCCTTGACCAGGCATTGAAACTATAGGATTAACTCTACCTTTGTATAACGTATCTCTTTGGGCTTGTGTAGGGTTCCAAGCTAGCTTAGTAACACCTAATAATTGCCCTCTGTTCACACCAGCTGGTGAGAACCATGCATCAGCAACTCTGTCTGTTCCTGCACAAAGTCCAGCTATATGACCAGCTGCGCCTATCCAACGATAAGTATCATTGTACTTATCATAAACATAGATTGCACCTGAATCACAAGAAGCATAAGAACTAGATGTAAGTCCATTAGCAAATGCCATAACATCTGTGTCCGGTGCAGCGGATCCTTGCGAATCTGCTATCGGAGGTGATACAAATGCCATGCAGTCTTTTCTTGCTGCTGCGATTGAGATTAAGTCTTCTGCGATTGTTTCTGCGCCATTAGCGTCTGGATATGCAAATAGTAATCCAACATCTACTGTGTCAGCATCTTCGAGTAAATCGAATCCTGCTGCAACTTCAGCTGCTGTTGGAGCATTATCATCAGTTCCACCTGCTAAGCTATCAGTTATAGCGGTTGTTGAACCAGCTATACTTGATGCTGCAGATATTGCAGAACCTGCATTTGATAATGCACTTGGATGATCCATCCATCTAACGTATTTAGAACCATTATTAACTACATCTACGTAGTAATTAGAAGTTCCGTCTGAGGCTTTTGCATCAGATCCTTGTGAACAGAAAGAGAAAGTTTCGAGAACAGTATTAGCTGTTCCACTGAATAAACCATCTTCATCTAGAACTAGAACGTGAAGCTCATCCCCTATAGACCCTTTACCTAAATTAGAAGCATACTCACTAGTACCAGGAGCTGCATCAAAAACTTCAGAGTATTTTTTGCCAGTCGCGTATGTAATACTTGACCAACTATTAACACCTTCAGTAACGATACAAACTTTTAGACTATTTCCTTTGGCTCCTGGGTGTTTAGCCGCCCAGTGTCCAACAGAACCTGCACCAGTATTATAGCTTGAATCAACGTAATGGGCATCATTTTTAATTTTGAGTCCGTTACCATCTGCAGTAGCGTTTAAGTGACCAGAATCTGCACGTACAACTCTTAGAGCGTTACCATATTTCAAAAATGATGCTGCTGTTAAGACATATTTAAACGTGTTATCATCTGGTTCTCCAAACGTATCAATTAATTCTTGTTCGGAACTAATTAATTTTGCTTCTAGAACTGGACCCCAATTGAATGACCCAGCGGTTCCACCAATGCTAGTGGAAACGGCAGGTACTACGGAAGTAGCGTCAATTTCCTTGACTTGTACTCCGGGTGATACTTGAAATGCCATCGCTTTATCCTCTCAATAAGGTTTGTTTATAAGTTAACATAATATGGTTATTTTCACTCATACTTATTTATAATTAAAATAATCCTGTGGTTTTGGTATCTTCTTCAAACCACACATTACCTTCCCCATCTCCTTCGCCTTTATCTGTACTTTGTCCATCATTTACAAGACCAAATGGTAACATATCATCCTGTATTGCTTTTAATTGTTCATTATATAACATATTTTTCATATCAATATCTGATATAGATTGGAATATATCTGTTGTAGTAAACCATGCAAATAAGACTAAATTCATCATTAAATCATCGTGATTTGGTGCTTTAGCCATATATGATTTACCCACTGCAACAAATGTAGCCATTTCTATTATGGTATTTGCATCATATATCATTAATTTTTTTTGTTCTATTAGATCTTTTATTGTAGAACATCCTATTCTTTTTACCCTTCTGGTCATCATAACACCAATAGCATTAGCTTTAATAGCGGATTCTACAAACATATTTTCATATTCTAAATCATAATATAACCCATTACATACAACAATACCAGCATCATTCGACTCTACAATGATATAAGCTTCATTATATGTTTTAGCGTATTTGTATATTATATCAGGTAATAGCATAGGTGATATATTATTATCTCTGAATACTACTACTTGATCGAATGGATTAGTACTTACATCTATTACAGTAAATGTACTATAATCTTGTCCTCTACCCTTGGCTACATCAACTGTTATTATATAATCATGTCCTTCTATAGGTTCTTTATATAACCATATATTTTCTTGATATTGAATAGGATCTACAGCTTTTTGTGCTAATAAATGATTAGCTGATATTAATGTATTACCTTTACCATGAAATGTATTACCAAATTCTTGTTCGAATTGTAATTCAGATGTATTAGCAATTGTTTCTTGTTTCCACTTATCATCTCTTCCTGGTACATCCCACCAATCTACTCTAAATGGTTTAAATTCATTAGTTCCATTTGTAGCACCTTCCCACAGTTTATGATAAACATTACCAACACCGTTTGCAGTAGATGTAACTATTATTTGTGTATCTTTACCTGCTGATACTACTGGATATGTTGATGTATAGAATTGAGCATCATTTTCTACAAATGCAAACTCATCTAGGAATAATAAATTAATTGATAAACCACGAATAGATGAACCAGATGTTGCAGCTGCTATTATCTTACTATTATTACTGAATTCTAAAGATCCTTTATTTAAAGCTTTACATCCAGGTTGTAAAAAGAATGGTAAGTTCTCAAGCGCGAGCGTGATACGCGCGAGCATCTCACGTGCGACCGCGCCCTTGTTCGCGAGTATAGCTATAGTTTTTTCTGGGTGGAAACAAGCATACCACAATAGATATACCACTGATGATATAGATTTACCACTTTGTCTACATGCTAATACAATACTAAATCTATTATCACCAAAATGATTAAACATTTTTTCTTGGTAATCATATAAATTAAATGGAACTAATCCCTCGTCTAGAGATATAATTTTTACATAGGTACGAGCAAAGTACGAAGGATCCTTCATACATTTTTGATATTCTATAACTTCTTCTTTGGTAAAATCACTAACAACACCATCTCTTTTAACTGATGGATTGCCTAAGTAACCAAATTCAGTATTCTTAATCCTCTGGTTTGACATCTATTACATCATCTTTAGTATCTAATAACATTCTTTGTAGTTCTGTTGTACTACCAACAAATACATTGTTATTAGTTATTTCTTTTCTCACATCATCCTGTGTTAATTCTTTTTTGTTCTTTTGTAGTTTCATAAGTTTATCTGTGATATCACCTATGGATTTTAAGTGATTAGATAATACTTCGAATGCGCGTGGGTGCTCGCTCTCGCGTGCGAGCTCGGCTAATGAATCCATGGATTGTGTACCTACTGCGATTAATTCTTTGTAAGTATCACGGGAAAATTCATAATCATCTTTTATATCTTTCTTATCAATATAATCAGATCTTTTTGTTCCTGGAAGATTCTTTTCTAATCTTTCAGCAATTGCATCTTTCTTATTAATCATTATATACTATTTATACAGCTTGATTTAATGTGGCAGTAGCTGTACTTGTTCCTCCAGTTATAGTTTCACTTTGTTGGAAATATCCAGTAGGATCTGAAACAGTAACTGTAGTTCCAGATATATTAGTAATTTTTGCTGTAGTACCAGATGTTCCACCTGTTACTGTTTCAGCAACTTGGAATGTACCACTAACACTTGATAATGTTAAGGTCATTGTACTAGGTACATTTAAATAATCCATTGTAGAAGTTACTGTCCAATTATCTTCTTTATCAGCTGTTGAAGGATTAACTTCAAAATTTTGTCCTTCTAAGAACATATTATCTGCTTTATTTAACCAATCAATATCAATATTCTTAATAGTTTTCATTTCTGTTGTTCCAGAATAGAATGTCATTTTCATAGTAAAGTTTAGATTATAAGTTAATACTCTTCTAGTAACATAATCACCATCATAACTATCTTCAATATTTACATCATTTAAAATGATAGGAACATCTTGTTTAAAATTAGTCCAACCATCAATAGGTTTTATTGTTACTGTATAATCGGGTTGAAAGAATGGAACTATTTGTTCTAATATTTGTAATCCATCATCTTGGTTTTTGGTCATTATACTTAATGACATACCTATATTGTACGGTACTTGAGCTTGAATAACCTGTCTTTTACTATCATCTGTTGAATGTTGATAATGTATTTTATTCTTTTTATTTTCTTTTTTATTAGTATCAACAGATAGTGATGTTATTTCAAAGGACATACGAGGCAATTTAATTGCCATACTTGCATCGCTTTGGGTATCTTGGTCTATCCTAGATAAGAATTTTTCTTTTGGTCCATAAGCTAATGGAACTTTAATTTGATTTAATATACCACCAGAACCATTTAATCTAACAACTGATATATTGTTAAACATAGTACCGAAAACCGCTACGGATTTTCTCATTGTTGCGTGATAAAAGTGTGATCCAAACATTAGTAGTTATCCGATGGGTCGCCAAACGGATTTGCTTCGCTGAAATCTAAGAATCCATCTGCACTTACTTCAAATGCTACGTTCTCAGCTCCACCATCCGATGGCATTACATTTTCTGAATTATCACCTATATCATATATCTTGATAATATTACATGATGTTGATGATGTATTCCCTGTTAATGGTATAGTACTTGAAACAATAAAGTCTGTTGCTGTGGTTGTTCCCGTAACCCCGATGTTAGATACTGTAATTGATCCTGCAGTAGTTGAAGTTTTATCAACAGTTTGAACCTCAGCAGTTACTGTAATACCACTTGAAACTACCTGTGAAACTATTTCTCCAATACTATAATGTGCATTGCTTGATGTACTATAATCTATTGTTTGTTGATAAGATAATTTTTGTTGTGTAAGATCAATTGCATCAACACCAGTTTCGAAATCTTCTTCATTATATTCATATAAGCTACATTGTAATTTATATACTGGTAAGTTAGATAATTGATAAAATGGTTGTTCATGTTCAACGAACATAATCTCAAAGAATTTATTTGACATTGGAAGGAATATAATATCTCCTTCATTAGGAATAGGATAATCAACACTGTTATTCCAAACACCAATAAGTTTGTTCCATTGTCTTTTAGAAATTACGAATGTTGCTTCGTCTCTAATTTCTAGACCAAACTTAGAATATAAATCTCCTGAACCTGCGAATCCTTCTATATCTTCAATATAGGTTTCAATAATATACGCATCATCAAATTTAGATCCAGTAGCTTCCCCAAGTACATCATCTCTAGTAATTATAGTCCTAGGTAGATAATAAGCGTCTTGTCCATAAATCTTTAAAGATTCTATGATTAAGTCTTCGTAAAGATTTTGTTCGGACTTAACGGCTTGGCTGAAGTATACGTTCCTAGCCATTGTTTATCCCGTCATAAAGTCAATCGGTTCTTCCCAATTGAGCCTAGCTTCTTCTACTAATTTTTCTAAATCAGCAGTTGCATCATCATATATTTGTCTTCCGTTGAAGGTAACTCCGCCAGGCATTTGCATCCCTTCAAATTTAATTAAGTTTTGTCCCCATTGTTGTTTAATAAGAGCAGTAACATATTTCTTTAAATAATAATCATTATATACATCTGTATATGTATTTGGATCTAATATTCTATAACATTCTAATACTAGATATGTTGAATTAATAGCTAATGTAAGCTTATTACCCATATTAGAATGACTTCCACAATAGTAATATAGTGTATCAGGTGCATCTTCTGGTATTGTAAATGTTACTTTAGCTCCAGCTTGACCAGCTGTTCCAGTAACAACCACTCCACTTGTATACTCTGTTCCTGATCCATGTGTTCCATCAGCTGTTTCAGAAAATTTTAATGCGTGTCCGTTATTTGATGCGTCAGATTGGTCAAAGGTATATACCACACCTTTACTTAAAGCTTTCTCTGGATTGGATTCGCCATTCCATGTAAATTTATTAGATACAACTTTTACCACAACGGTTTCTGCTGCAACTGCATCTGTTTCTTCAGACCAATCCATATCAATTCTTAATGTATTTCTATGTCTATTAAAATCTATATGTTTATCATTTGAATCTATAATCATATCTAACATTGATAACCATTGTTGACTTAATTCATATTCTAATAGTGATCCCATATATCCTAATGAGAACATATCATTTAAGTGCATTTGATATTTAGCATCAAACATACTTACAGATGAATTATTAACATCTCTTAGTGGAAATACTCTAACAACATTTGTAACTAATTCTGGTATTGAAATATAACCATTAGTTTGATCCGTTGGAGATACTAAGTGTTTTAAATAAACTTTTTCAACTGCATCAGCATGATACTCTTGATAAAATTGTAATCCTTCATCAATTCTATCATCTACCTGATCATCATCTACATTAATTTCGATTACAGGATGGCCTAACGCTCTCTTAGCATATGATATTAATGTTGCTCTTGAATTTGGTTTAGCCATTTATATTATCCTCTATTACTATTTATAATCATAATTTCTTTAATTCTTCTACCGCGGCTAAATATCCACTATCTTCTATTATACCAAGTTCCCATTTATTATAAAACTCAGCCCAATTTTTATGATTATCTGTTTCTGCCCTTGGATAACCAGTAGGTATTATATCTGTCTGATCATCGGTTGGTACAGTATATGTAAATTCTTCTGAACCTATAAGCGGTTCTCTATTAATTATTTTCCATGAAGCTTTCAGTCCAGAGTTTGATACGTATGTACTATCTCTTTGAGTCATTTCCCCTTCATTAGTCCAACGATTAACTTTAACCTTTACAGTTTTAACTACATCACTCCCATCTCTTTGGGGTGTTAATTCTATATCAAAATGATAATTCATTATAAACAATTATTTGAAATGGCTGTAGCTTTCATATGAGCATCAAAATTAACTACTCTTGTATCGACATAGCCTGATTTTCTAGCATCAATTTCAAAAGTTCCATAAGAATGTCTTGTGTTTGAATTATAACATGCTGCAAAAGATTGTGCGTATATGTACCATCCCATAGTTTGACCATTACCTAATGTTTGCCAAGTATTATCAGCTGCAGCATATGTAAAACTTGATCCATAAGCACTACTAGTTCCAATAATTCCAGTACTTCCACCAGATCCAGAAGATGAGGCCGACCAATTAACTTTAAATGCGCTTGGTTCAATACCACTATCAACTTGATCACTTATATACCAAAGTACTTCCCAACCTGTTCCCCCTGGATTTGTCTGATTATTAAATCCACTAAAACTTGTACTACCGGATGTTGCAACACCAGATGTATTACCGTTTAAATAATAACTACTGCTCATCAATCCATATGCATTATCATCCCCTGTATCCCAGTATCCTCTCTTACATACTAAATAAACAGAATTTTGGTTTGGATGATTATATAATGCAAATAATATTAATGCTCGGGCATGTGGTTCACCAGATGTTATACTAGACTCTCCATAAATAGTATAACCAGATTGGTCTGTTCTTTGACATTGATATCTTCCTGTTGTTGGGAAAGCAATTTCGTGTTGATAACCAGAAAATTCTAACATACTATAAGGTGCACTATTTGTATCATTTGTAATTGTTGATCTTCCACCAGTATGTTCTATAGAGTTTTGACTTAATGTTACTAAGCTTCCACTACTAGTAGAAGTTACGGCAGTGTCTATGGATCTGTCTGACCCAGCTGCTGTTTTAATTGATATATTTCCTGTTGTTGGTATAGCCATACTTCTATTTATAACACCTTATTGTTTAAATCACGCATTGCTGTGATATATTCTTCTGTTGCTTGATAACCTTCTACCCAGCTTCTAAATCTTTCTTGATATTTCATCTCTTCTTCATGATTATGGGGATGTTCTGTTCCTTTCCTTAGGTTTGTTTGATGTTCAAAAGGGATATTATAATTAATTATTCTATTTGATATTACCGGTGCACTTTCATAATCCCAATGTTGTGCTGTTTGTTCATCTCCATTTTCATCAATATATTTTATATTTTTTTGGTTTACATTTTCTGCATTTTGTAGTATAATATCAATAGTTAAAGATTGAACTAAATCATCTATTCTATTCTCTTTAACTTCTTCGTGTATTAATCTATACTTATCCATTAGAAACAATTATTTGATGTGGCAGTTGCATCACCCCTTGCCTGGAAAGATCCGATAGAGGTATCATCATACCCTGATCTTCTTCCGTATATATTGTGAAATGTTGCTGTATAATATCTAGTAGATGAAGCATAACATTCTGCAGTATTCCTAACATGAAGAGTAAAACCCATTGATTGACCACTACTTAATGTTCTCCAAGTAGCATCAGCTGCTGCATATGTTGCACCAGTTTGTATCGTATCTCCTCCTATAGATCCAGTTCCAAAAGTTCCACCCCCGCCCCCGGAAGCTGAACCAGACCAATCAACCATTCCTGCAGTTGCACCAGTCCAAGAAGCTAATGTTACCCAAGAGGTACTTACAGTAGAAACATTACCACTAGCATCCCATTTATTTGTAGTTTGAGCTGAATAAGAACTAGATTCTTTTACTTGCCAATGTAAACTACTTCCATCATTATAAAGTCTAAAAGGTACATAGATGAAAACCATTGCAATAGAAGCTGTCACTGATCTATAAGCTTGAATACATAATCCACTTCCGTGATTTCTTGTATATAAGCTATAAGGAATTGGATTAGCATGGGAATAACCATAGAATTCATTCACTCCATCTGGGGCAGATTTACCCGCTGCAGCCGATAAAGTTCTTAGGGAATTACTAGAACTTCCTAATTCTGATTTTATCTGGCTTATCGATATTGCGCCTGAACTTTGTAATGTCATTTATCTCCACCTTGGTCCTTCTAACCAATTGACTAAGGATTTTCTTGTTCCCTTTGTTATTTCTGTCACTCTATGTGGAATATAACTAGGGAAAACTAAAACTGATCCTCTTTCTTTAAACTCCTTTGGTTGTTCATACATATTACCAAATTCAAAATCCCCACCTTCATAATCATCTGGATCACTTAATTGAATAACAATAGAAAGTTTTCTATCATATACACTATCTAATTCCCAATTTACATCGTGATGCCAATTATAAAAATCACCTTTACCATAAGTTCCAAATTGGGCACTTGGCATATAATTAACATCAAATCCAAATGCATTTCTATTTGCTTCAGAAAAAAAGAAGTTTTGGATTCTATCTATTTCTGGATTATTCCTAATCCAAGATATATTACTTTTTCTTATACCATCATCCCCTTCTTCAGGGTTTGAATATACTGTTCCTTTTTCTTCTGGGGCTTCTTCCCCAGCTTTTATTATATAATCACACTCTTCGGCCGATACAATTCCCGACCACAATTGCCAAATATCTCTCATAATAATTAACTCGCGTCTGTTGCGTCTTTAAAAAAATCTATTGTTTTTAAATGTGCATATCCTGAAATTAACATATTAGCTTGTGAACTAATATCCCATTTCATATCATCTAATTCGTTTATTTTGTGTTCGTCCATATAACAGAACCACGTTGGGTGTTTAGTTGGTACAGCAAAAGCGATTGCAATTGGTGGTTTACCAGCATCTCTTTCTGCTTTACTTTTAAAGCCACAAACTGTGAAATGAACATAATATCCAGGGGTTATATCTTTATCGGCTGCTTTTATATGGGTATCTACCCCATCTGCTAAATTAAGCGATTTTCTCATTAAGTCTTCACTAGTATGTAATTTTTTAAATATATCCATATCAGAAATAGCCCAATACGAATCTGTATGGGTATCTCCTCTTTTATCTGTATAATTCATTTTCAATGCCATAATTATTTTTCCTCTAATTTTTTTTCTAAATCTTTAACTTTATTGCTTAGATCTTTTACTGCTTCAATAAGTAATCCTGTTAAATGACCGTATGAAACACCATACCTATCATTTTCCTTATCATGTGTAACTACCTCAGGAATTACATCTATAACTTCCTGAGCGATAAGTCCCATTCTTTCTTCCGTAACGTTTGTACTTTTTGAATCAGTTTCTTCAGAGTCTTTCCATTCGTATGTAACACCTCTTAGTTTTTCGACCTTAGCTAAACCATTCTCAATAGTATTTATATTCTTTTTTAACCTTCTATCTGAAGAACCAACAACATCACCTGTTGCATATATTGCGCCAGTTACATATAATGAATATGAACTTGAAGTAGTTGAAGCAGTAATACCTGTACAATTATTACTTACATGATGATAGTCATACCATCTACCATTAGTTTGTCTATAGGTTCCACCGTTACCTGCAGTATCAAACATACCAATACAGACATCACCACCAGAGTCCATCACAATACCAGAATACCCACCAGATGCACCACCTAACTGTGCTGATCCATAACTACCGACAGTTCTAGGGTACCAGTGGAAACTATGACTAGATGAATAAATACCTTCACCAGCATCTGTGTGCATCCAAACATCTTTATAGATATAGTGTGATGAACCATTTACTTGAAGTACTCTAGTTGACATTGGATAATCAGTATAGAATCTAATACCATCATAACTAGAATTAGCACCAAGACTAATACCTGTATGATATGCTATGAATAAGTCAGGGAATGGACTTGACCAACCACCAGATTGTTGATATAACTCATAAGCATGATTTGGTACACCAGAGTTTCCTCCAGTACCATAGAAATCATAAAATGTTGCTGGTCCTACTGCTACACCACTTGTTGTTCCATTTGGTCCGGTCGGTCCCGTAGGCCCAGTAGGTCCTGTAGGTCCTGTTCCACCATTACTTCCGTTAGTTCCTGATGGTCCAGTAGGTCCTGTAGGCCCGGTGGGTCCTGTGCCTCCCGCTGGTCCTGTAGGCCCAGTCGGTCCGGTCGGTCCAGTTCCACCATCACTTCCGTCACTTCCATCACTTCCATCACTACCAGCTGGTCCCGTAGGTCCTGAAGGTCCAGTGGGTCCTGTTGGACCTGTTGGTCCAGTTCCACCATCATTTCCATCACTACCTGCTGGTCCTGAAGGTCCTGAAGGTCCTGTTGGTCCTGTTGGACCTGCTGATCCTGTAGATCCCGTAGGTCCTGCCGGTCCTGTTGGTCCAGTAGGTCCTGTTGATCCGGTAGGTCCTTGTAAAGCTACATTAGCTACTGTTCCTTTTTCCCAAGCTGATGCACTTACATCATAGTATGGAATTAAATCTGTTGAAGCAGTATCTGTTCCTGTGCTGAATGCTGTTAAAGCTGTTCCTACGTTTGTAGCATCTGTAACATCAGCACTTGCCTCTATTGCATCTAGTTTAGTACCATCAGTAGCTATATCTCTTCCATCAACTGTTCCAGTAACTACAATATTACCAGTTACGGATAAAGCTTTATTAAAATTAAATGCACTATTACCATGATGCCATATTAATGCAGGAATAGTACCCGATGACCAAGCACCGAATGTTAATCCAGCTCCATTTGTGGCTGAACTTGTTGTAGCATTTTTACCAACTACAATATTTAAATCTGCAACTTCTAATGTGGCTGTGTTTAAAGTTGTAGTTGTACCACTTACGGTTAAATTACCAGTGATACTAGCATTACCATTAACTGTTAATTGAGCACTACCTCCAGTAACTTGTAAATGGTCATCAACAACAACACCACCATTAAAATAAGATGTTCCATTATTGTAAAAATCATAAGAACCATGAACTGCAGATGCCATAACAGCAAATTTACCAGTTGAATGACCAGTTGTCATACTAGTATTTCCAGTAACATCTATACCATCTGAAGCAGTAGCTAGTTTTGCTGAAGCATTATGATATAGTGTAGTGGCTCCATCATGGTCAACATTAAATCTTATAGAACTATTACTTGAATCTGTAATATGAAAATCGTTTGTCTGTACGTTAAAATTACCTGTAGCAACATTTAATCTTGCATGACTACCATCATGTTTTATAGTAAAGTCATTACTAGACCCAAATCGAGCCATTATATTATCTGGGAATGTTGTTCCATTTGAATCTAAATAAGATTCAACATCTGAATCACCATAAGCGGCTACACCGGAGAGTGTAGTACCAGATAAAGTTAAATTAGATCCTATGGTTAACCATGCAAAGGCACCGGCTGAATCATCCCAAAATGCAATTCTATCAGCATTCGGATCACTTAACGATTGAAGTCCTAAATGTGATAAGCTGAATGTTGTTGAACTTAGTGCTAATCCTGTTCCAGCGCTATATGTTGTATTAGTATCTGTAGCTGCTACGGTAAGTGTGCCAGCTGAATCATCATATGTAAGAGATATATTAGCACCATCCTGTAATAGAGAATTAGATCTATCATCTACTCTTTCATCAGTATAATATTTATTACTACCTTCAGCTATATGAGCTGTAGTAATACCGTGTGATGAATGTAAATGAGCTTGAGTAACTGTACCAGATTTTAATTTGGACGCATCCATAGTTCCGTCTGATGCGACTAAATCTGCTATTCTTCTATTTTTTGAATATGCCATTATTTATCCTCTAAAACTTTTATTCTAGCTTCTAATTCTTGTATTACTTTAACAGCATGGGCTAATATTCCTACTGTATTTACTGCTTTACCTTTTGAGCCTATATCATTTTTCTCTAAATCTGGATCTTCTGCCCTCCAATCTTCTCCTATTACATCATTGGGTAAATGTTTTTCTACCTCTTGTGCTATAAACCCAGAAGTTTCTCGGTCATCTGCTTTCCATTTAAATGTTACAGGATTTAAAGCTTTAATAGCTGTCAAACTATCTGAGGCATTTAAAGTAGTTATGTCTTTTTTCAACGCTACATCAGATGTATCATTTAAATCTCCTGAAACTAAACCACTTGAATTTATATCTAAAGCATTTATAGCCGCGCTTTCTCCAAATTTACCTCTAATATATACTCTAAAATATCCTGATAAAGCTCCACTTGAATAACCAGAAGCACCTGATGTAAATATAGAAGCTGCTGGCCACTGGTAATCGCCTCCTCCTGTAACATGCCTAGTGTAGAAATGAATTTGAGGAGAGTACGCGCCTGTAGTCATACTGTATAAATTTATATTCGGAGTATAACCAGCTACTGTGTCTGATTTAAAATCAAAATCCCTACCATTGTCGTGGATACGCATTCTTTCGTTATCCCCGCCAGCGTAAAATACTAAATCAGCTGCATTTAAAGCTGTTCCATATCCTGCTATACCTGCCCCACTTGTGGAAGTTCCAGAAGTAAAAAGAAGTTTTGCCCCATCACCTACTGATGTATTTTCATTTGCAAGACGAAGCGCTGAAATAGCACCAGTCCCGTTTGCTTCAACATGAAGTTTATGCGAAGCTTCAATATTTCCAATACCTACATTTCCAGTTGAACCCGCAATAATCATACGGTCAACTAGAGTTGATCCCCCATTTTCTTTGTTTCTAAATCTTATATTACTGTAAACACCATTATTTCCTGTAAAATTATTATCAATCCATAATTGAGCATCCCCAGTAGTATATTCAAAACTACCGTATAAGCTTCCGTGTTCTATATATTTAGCTTGAAATCCAATTCTTTGACTATCTGCAGTAGATTCTGCAGCGATTATAGCATTAGCAGCTCTTACACTTAAATCCTTTGATGGTTGAGCTACATTTATACCAACACGCTTATTGACCCCGTCCATAGACATAACTGCACTTCCAGTTGTGTTTTCCGGTACTCCATCTGCTGCATTTGAGACAATAAAAGATAATGCTCCAAAAGCAGTACCACCATTCCCAATAGACCAATTTCTACTACTTGTATTTGAATTTACATCAGTAAAATAAATTTTGGACATGCCTGCCCAAGTAGTAGTGTCACCACTTATGTCTAATTTCGCAGCAGGACTTGCAGTTCCTATACCTACATTAGCTCCATCTGCATTAATAACAGTTGTACCAGATTGATTCATCTGTAGGTGGTAATTAGATGCTGTACCTAGTCTATAACTTTCATCTGCTAAAACTAAAGCCGAACCCATTACAGTGCTTGTGCCAGGTTTCATTATGAATGCACCGGACCTTGAAGAAGCTGATTTTAAATTTAAGTTAGCATCAGAACCACCATTAATAGTCACCTCACCATTGAAAGTAGAGTCTTCATTAGTATCAATAACTAAAACGTCTGAACCCGCGCCATTGTAATTAATACGGAACGTATCATCTGTATGAGTATAGACATACCATTGTTGAGCTTGGTCATCTGTTGTTCGTAAACGTAAGGCTTTGTTTGCGACTATTTCGCCTCCAAAAATAGCTGCCCCTGCATCTGACATATCAAGGGTAAGGGCATTGAAGTAAGTTCCGTTGTCACTTCCTCTAAATATAATATCTTTGTCATCTACGATACTGATAATTTGAAAATCGTTTGAACTATTTTTTAACTGTGCAAATTCTGTACCGCCGTCTTTAAGTTGTATTAGTCCACCATCAGCATCAAGTACAATTTGGCTTGCTACGTCTATAGTCATGCTACCAGAAGTATTTGAGATGTTGCCTGTTACTTGTATTCCTGTACTTGTTGTTTCAAGCTTTTTACTTCCATCATAGTAAAACTCTCCACCAGCACCACTAGTAAAAAATGCGTATAAAGTATCATCAGTTTCAGCAAGTCTTAAATTAGAACCTTGAAGTATTAAATTACCTTGTGCATTATCTTTAACATAACTATGAGAACCATCATGGTAAATTTGTAAATCATTACCATCACCTGCAACTAATTTAACATTATCTGGTAATTCAAATTGACCAAACATTCTTAATGGGTGAGAGAAAATAAATTTATCGTCTGAAGCTCTCCAATATAAAGATGCATTTGTTGAAGCATCTACTGCATCTTGTATAGTTATACCAGCTCCATCAGCTGAACCCGAAGTATCATTTGATGCATGATAGTTTAAGGTTATATTTTTATCAACTGAATTAAGGTTATCTGCTGTAGTTGTAGAACCACTTACCGCTAAATTCCCAGCAAGTGATACATTACCGCTTGAATCAATTGTGATTGCGGTTGATGTTCCACTATCCGAAATACTCGGTGTTGAGCTTAAATGTGCTGGTATCTTTGTTAATGCCATATTACTATTTATGTCCTATTCTACTGGAAATGATACCCATTCATCACTTTCTCTTTTAAATCTGTGACCATTTTCATCAGGGTACCAAACTATATCGCCTTCTGATAATTCAGGAAAAGGCAGTTTTTTTAATTCTTCTTTTGCTTCTTCTATTGTCATTTTATTTCCTATAATGTTGATGAGCTACTAAATGTTGCTGCTGTTACGTTTATATCTCTTGTTGTATAATGTCCTGCCTGGTAAAGGTCAAGCCAATAACCTCTATATGCAGCTGCGGCCAATCTTACTGTTACATAACCACTTGAATTTACATATACATGAGCAAAGTTAGTAAATGAACCAGTATAATTTATACTATATCCAGGTGCAACACTACCAGACCAGTTATGGAAGAAAACCCCACATTTACCAAAACTTGCATTTGTTGAGTATGAATGTCCAGTAATTTCCCATCCACCCATTATATATTGGCTATTACCGTGAGGTGATCCTCCTCCCCAAAGACTTGTAACAAGATGTAAATAACTATTTGAAGAGTTACTTGCGTTGGCATTATACCATCCTAAAACTCTAACTCCAGGTTTATGAACATCACCTGTATTACCATCACCTACAGAATGTCCACCTAGACTCTGGGTAACAGCTCTAGAAGTTTCTGTTGTTAAAATAGTTAAACGTTTATCTAAATTACCAGCAGTACCATCAGGTGATGTATAAAAACCTAATTCCCCTGCTCCACTTGAAGTATTAGTTAAATTAGCTCTAATAGCTGCTGGAACCGCAGTATTATATTGGAATCTCATTCCTGCAGTATGACCAATAGTTGTGACTCCTTTGTTAGATACTGAAAGTACATCTGTATTAGAACTAGCTGAATTACCATCTATATGAAGTAAAGTATCTGGTGATACTTCATTTATACCAATCCTGCCATCACTAGCTTGTACTAACCCTGTGTTCCAAGTGATAGCAGCGTCTGCTGAACCTGAAGCTGCTGTCATTAACGTAATTCTACCACTTGCTAACTCTACTTTTTGTGCTGTAGATGTTTTCCCGTATTTCCAACCACTATTGAAATAAGCATTATTCGTTATGTAATGGTCGCCGCCACTATGGCCAATAAGATATGCGTATCCGTTAATTTGAAGTCCGGAATACCCGGAACTTAGTGTGTCTGGA